AAATATTGTTTGTGGCTGCTGCAAAAGTGTTATTGGTTGCCGTCACAATCGCAGCGTTCAACGTCACCACATTTGCTGCCAGGGCCTGCACCGCCTGGTTGGTGATTGATGCTGTGACAAAGCCGTTAGTAGTCGGAAGCCCAGTCAATCCAGCGCCATTACCCGCAAACACATTCGCCGTGTTCGTCGCCGTTACCTGCGCGATGAAAGCGACAGAGTTGTTGCTGTTCACGTTGCCGCCGCCGCCCCCGCTGCCGTTGGTAATGCCCAATTGAGCAGCCCCATTAGTCACGATGTAGCCATCTTTGTTGGTCGTCCAAAAGTTGTTGTAAACCGCGCTGGCGTTTAGGGCCACCAGCATTACCAGAGTTGAAATAATTATTTTCATATCAAGATTGAATGATGCCAAACCAAGATTGAGTCAAAACCGACCATGCGTAAAGTTGAATATTCGGGCTGTCTTGAACCCAAAGACCCGCTGCGTTTCCGGGATTGGGCGCATTTCCGGGGGCAGAAGATGTTCCACGTAGAACACTGCTATTGGTGGAAACAATGGGGAACGCGATGTTTGCCGCCGTGCCCGTGATGAACGGAAGCCAAATTTGCTGTTTCACACTCCACGCAAAAAGCTGGGTTTCCGGGTTGTCTTGATAGTACAACGCGGGCTGGGTTGGAATTGGAGGCGACGCCACCGGGATAGCCACGCCGCCGATGATGATTTGGCCGCCTTGCAGATAAAACTGGCTGGTGGCAATCGAAACTTCATCAACAATGACCGGGAGCCATGTGTTTTTGATCTTGCTCCAAAACCACAAGGACGGGCTTGCGCCATCCGTGTAATAAAACGCCACGCTGGCAGAGTTGGGGGGGAAGCAGACGCCAATCGGGTTTGGGCTGGGGCCAGCGAACAAACTTGGCGGGGGAGGTGGTGTAAAGGCCATGGGAGTTGTGACGGGGTTGCAGACGGGGGGATGGTACTCGGATTGCTCAATGGCCTCGCAGCGGAATCGGCCACCTAAAAAACGGTAATACCCGGTTGCCTGAATTTTGACTTGGAAAGTGTAGCCTTCGCATAATGGTCGCTTGTTGTGAGGGTCGCAAACATTCATGTCCGGCTTCGGCAAACCAATTCGAGGGCGAAATCCAGGGTCTGATGTGCCGTCATAATCAATGGTGAACGATGCCCACGGAACCCAGTCCGGCCACTGGTCCGACAGGTAAAAAATCTGAAATTGCACGTCACTGGTGATTGAGTCGATGTAAATCTCTCCATAAGTCAGCCGCTTGTATTGGTCGTGGCCCTCATCTGCCCCGCCGTCGAACAGTGCAGGAGACTCGAAATAGCTGGTTATCGGAGTAATCCCATTGTCTTCGGTCAAAACCAAAACTGGGTTGACGGTCGGCATGATCTCCACCAACTGAATAAACCCAAGCGTCGAATCCAAGGCCAGGGCAAAGCACCTCTCGCCCCCGTTGAAGGCGTCTCCGGTAATGAGTTGCAAGATGTTTGTCCCCTGCCATTCGCCATCATAAACGGCAGGCTGCTTTCCGGACATGCCGCTATACGGGTCGAAATTCAGGGCGATGATGGACGGGAAATAAACCCCCCGAGCCGCCTGAATGGGGTTGGCGGTCAGCAAGAAGCGGTTGTCAAAATTGACGGACGAGCAATAGCCAAGCAGTAAATCATTTTCACCTTCAATCAGGGTGGCCATTTCCCGGCTTACCGGGGTGTTCCCCCATCGGTCGAAGTCCAGACGGGCAAGTAATAGCGACCGGATCTGTCCGTCGTAAGACCGGAAAAGCAAATCTCCGCTGGCCTGAGTGACCGCGCTTTGGCTCACGCCTCCGGCTTCGGCGAGGGACACGGCTTGAATGGGGTTGGTCAGGCTTGCCCACGTTGTCCGGTCAACCGGCGCATTGCAGGAAAAAACCAGCTTGCTGGTGAGGACTTGCAGCGGCCCCTGTCCAAGTGAAACGTCCAACTGGGCAATGAACTGCATCGCCTGAATGAATCCCGAGTTACCGGGAACGGTAAACGAGCCACCGCCCGCCAGCATGTCGTTTTCCGAGACTTTCAACACCGAATCCCGCCCTTGGTAGGTTAATTGATTGCCCGACGCCCCGCCAACAATGTCCCCCGCCATGTAAGTTCGGCCATCCGGCAAAGACATCCAGTTGCGCCCCATGCCATACACGCCCATTTTTCCGGCAGGCAGTTCCGGCACGGTAGTGATGTTGGTTCCGTTGGCGATGATATTCCCCTGCGTGTCGTTGAGGTTTTGGACGTAGATGTAGCTGCCAGTTGTCCCGGTGTTCGGAGTGCCGACGCCCTGGATGACAAAATAGTAAACAACATTTTGGGACGAGGTTGCGGAAACAATTTGGTATTGGGTTGGACTTGCTCCCGGTGCGGCGATGAGGCTTAGTGCCGACTGAACTGATTGCGCCGAATTGGCAACCCCCGAACTGTTATTAGTCGGGTAGGTGAATACCGATGTTGGAGAATTTACAAATGCCGTCCCGTTGGCATTTTTGATAATTGTGACCAATTCCGCCTGAGTGCCGCCGCTTGGACTCGACGGGTTTATGGGTATGGCGGTGCTTTCCCCTGTCACCATCTGGCATTGAATTTGACTCCCTTGAATCGGACCAACAATCAGCGTCGCATTGCCTGAATTGACCGAGATGGTTTGCCCACTGATTTGACCCGTGGTACCATTCACGGTTCCCTGTGTCAGTCCCGCAACGGATGAAACCGTCAGGGTGACGTAATTCGTTGCCGCCCCAACCATGTTTTGCCCGGTCGTGGCGGTGAATGAAAGTGTTTGAGTATTGACGTTGCCGTAATTGCTTTTGACCGATATGGACGGAATGAAAACCGTGTAAGACCCTTGCGGGACGGACGCGCCGCCGGCTGGATAGCAGGTAATTGACGTAACCAATCCCGTCACAGTGCCGGAAGTCGTCAGCGATTGAACGATGCAATTAATACCGCCGATAACAATCGTTCCGCCAACATTTACTATGGCAAGCTGGCTCGCATTTCCATATTCGTAGGCCCCTGAAGCAACCTCCGTTGATCCATTGATGCCGCCACCGCCAGTGTTTGGCGTTGAAAAAGTAGCCGATGTGTAGGTGTTTACCGGCAACGCGGGAAATGTGTTTGTGCTGGACCCTCCGCTATTAATAGCCCCCAAAGTCGCCCCGGTGATAAACCCAAGAACATTGGAATCGGCATAAAAAGTCGTGTTTGGATTGATCGAATCGCCGGATGCAATCGAAGTCGTCACCAAATCCAAAGACACGGGATAATACCCTGATGACGAGCTGGTTGTTTGATACGATTGAAGGTAATAAAGCTGGTTGTTTATCAGCACGGTTTTCCCGGCATAGTTGCTGACGTATTGATTGCTGGCGGTTTGCTGGGCGGTGGCCGGTTCTATGGTGTAAAGCACCCAGCTTCCAATCGCGGGGACAATGTTTACGGAAGTCGTAACGCCCGTCGTGGTGGTGGTGTTCCCCGTCAGTTGGCCGATGGTTTGCTGGGTGTTGCCAATCGAGACGGAAATAAAATTCGAGTTCGGGTCGGTGGCATCATAAAACACCGGATTGTGAAGGCCGTCATTCCAGATAACCCAGCTTTCCGACTGCCAAAGCCAGTGTTGCAGCGCGGTGGATGATTGCTGAATTGGCATGTTATGAATTTATGACGGTCACAGAGCAAACAGTTGCCGCCGTTGGCCCGTTGCTGGTCGATGTTTCCAGATACATGCTGGTATAGGTGTTTGTGGCAGGTATGTACCCCGGCAAATAATATTCGGTTACTTGACCGCCAACATAAAAAGTCGGGTCGTATCCGGTGTTTGTGGTGTTGACCAAATAAATCTTGCCCGACGAAATTGAAAGATTGATATAAAATCCGCTATAATTTGAAACCGTGACGAGATTTGCCCCCAAGGTCACGCCATATTCATTTGACGCGACAGATGTTCCCAGCGGACCAACGGCTTTGACGGTGTAATAATAAGTGTTCCCCGCCGCCGCTGTTGCGTCTTGATAGGAGCTTCCAGTGATTCCCGTTGCGATTGGGGTTCCCGACTCTCCGCCGCTGGAGGTTCCCCGATAAACATTGTAAGAAGTGGCTCCCGATGATCCGGCCCAATTCACGGACACATATCCAGTTGTGAAACTGGGTGAAGATTGAACCGGTGCGGCCGGTGGGACAGAGGAAGGAGTGGCGCTGACTTCACTGGAAAAGGCACTGTAACCGACGGAATTGTGCGCTTTAACAACGTAAAAATATTTCGTTCCGTTGGATAGCCCCGTGTCTTGGTAGCTGCCCGCGCTTAATGCCGAGGCTATGGGTGTGCCTGACTCGCCGCCAGACGTGGTGCCCCTATAAACGTAGTAGGTCAATCCGGCAACCTGATTCCATGAAATGGTAATTGTCGTGTTTCCGGCCAATGCCGAAACGCCGGTCGGGGCGTTTGGCACGGAAAGCGTTGGGGTTGCGCTGACCTGCGTTGAATTGCTTCCCGTTCCTGATGCTGAATTTGCCGAGACGACGTAGTAATAAGCCGTGCCATTGATGGCGGTTGTGTCCAGAAACGAGTTTGTCCCCGATGCAAAATCAGTCCCGTAAGGACCGCCAGATGCGGTGCCCCGCGAAATGTTGTAGGACGTTGCGTTTGCAACCGCAGTCCAATTCAGTTGGACCTGACCATTGCCGGCGGTGGCCACCACATTTTGAGGCGTGCCAGGCAACCCGGCATCGGAGGCTAATCCATTTACCTGCGTCACAACCGCATTGCCAAAAGCATCCGGCACGATCTGAAAAAGGTTTCCACCGATTGCAACCACAATGCTTCCAACCCCGTTGTCTGGAGTGTAATAGCAAGCGCCTTGAAAAAGTCCGGTTTGAAAATTGGACTGAGCAACCGCCGCTGTTAAAAATGTTGGACAAACCGGGGATGCGGCGAACGTCAAATTGATGGCCCGCATGGCAGGCCGGGTTTTAACGAAATCCCCCCGGTTGGTGAGATTAAAAGCGTAGCCCATCTGGGACGGCTTGAGTTTCAAGGGGTCTATCCCCGAGTTCATTCCCAAGTCGAAGCTGCCAAGCGTGTCAAAAATTGGCTTTTTCTCGCTCATCCGTAGATAAAATATTGAAACGAACTGGTTTCCGTGTTGGACGTGGAATTTACCGTAAGCGTGCCCGCGCCGACATTTTGGGTGACGTACAGCGTTCCGACGGTGCCGGTTGCGGAGGTGCGCTGGACGACAATAAATGACGCGCTGGTAAGCACGGCGGAAATGACCGACGCCCCGGCAACCAGTGTTCCGGTGCCAGTTTGAGGGGCGGGTGCCGCCGCGCCTTGTGGTCCGGGGATGTTGACCGGAGCCGGATTAACCGAACAACCGCAAGTGTCGTTTAGCATAAAATATTGAGTTTCTAAGCAAAAATGCTACGTTGCCTTTAGCATAAGGCTAAAAATCGCAATGTCAAACCTCACAATTTCGCGTTACGGGAAAAAATGGGCTGGTTATACGTCTCTTCAAATCGAATTTTATTGCATCCAACAAGGGGCCAAATGGTGCAAAGAGCAAGGCCGTTCACTTTTCCACCACTACCGGGAAGCATTCAAAATACTCTGGCCGGAAGACGACTTTCACCGTTGGAATGAGTTGGTTTTGAAGCGGTATTGCGAGCAGGATATTTTGGTACTCCTTGGATCGTCAGATTCCGGCAAAACGGATTCTATGTCCAAGATAGTCTTATGCGACTATTGGGCGTTCCCTCAAAAAACTCTCTGGCTGGTGTCCACCACGGAAGGGCGGGGGGCGGAGTTGCGCATTTGGGGGCATATCAAAGACCTTTTCAACCGGGCTTTGCAAGCTGGCCACGATCTACAAGGCCATCCGATTGACCACATCAAAACCATCACCACGGACACGATTGACGATGACGGCGAGCTTGCCCGTTCGCTGAAGCGCGGAATCATCATCATCCCGTGCAAATCCGGCGGGGTGGCGTCCGGCCTTGCGCCCTACATCGGAATCAAAGCCCCGCGCCTCCGCCATTGTGGGGATGAAATCGCGGTGATGACCGATTCGTTTCTCAATGCCTATTCCAACTGGTACGGGAAAGCCGACTTCAAGGGAATCATGGCCGGGAATTTCATGGAGACAGACGATCCGCTAGGCATTGCTTCTGAGCCGGTGGATTCGTGGGACTCGTTTGTTGACGACAAAAAAACGCAGGAATGGCGCTCCCGCTGGTACGACGCCTGGGTGATTGCCCTTGATGGCCGGGACTCGCCAAACTTTGATTTCCCGTCAGACCCGCCGCGCTACTCATATCTGATTTCTGAAAAGAAGCTGAACATGATTAAGCGGACTAAGGGCGAGGACTCTTGGGAATGGTATTCCCAGTGTGTCGGAAAGCCGTCCAAAGGCATGGATGTTTGGCGGGTTATCACCAAGGCGTTTTGCGAGAAAAACGGGGCGTTCGGTGACGTGATTTGGAAGAACTCAAATCACACTTTGATTTACGGACTTGACCCGGCTTACGGCGACGGGGACAGGTGCGTAGGCCGCATGGTGGAATTTGGCGAGGACATTAACGGCAATATAATATTGAAAGTTTACGAGCCGGAAATAATCCCGATCAAAATGAACGCCAACGCGGAGGCTGAGGAACAAATTGCCATTTACATCAAGTCGCGATTGGACGCGCTGGGCATTCCTCCGGAGAATTGCTTTTACGATTCGTTTGGCCGTGGCACTTTGGGGTTTCAGTTTGGCAAGTTGGGCATCAACCCAGTACCCATTGATTCAGGCGCACAGCCCACCAACCGGCCCGTCCAGTCCGATTTGTACATCGAAGAATCCAACGGGCAAAAACGGTTGAAAATGTGCAAAGAGCATTACCGCAAGTTCATTACGGAAATGTGGTTTTCTGTCCGCCTGGTCGTGGGTTGCGGTCAGGTCCGGGGGATGGACTTGGACACAGCGAAGGAAGGCCAGTCCCGTAAGTTCACCAAGGACAACGGACTGATTGAGGTTGAGCCGAAAAAGGACATGAAAAAGCGGCTGGGTCGGTCGCCTGACCTTTTTGATAATCTCGCCATTTGCGTCGAGGGTTGCCGCCAGCGCGGATTGAAAATCAAAATGCTTGGCGAGATCACGATTGAGCCGCGCAACGGCGTGATGGATTGGTTTATTGCCAGACAGAAAAAGTCCCTTGAAAACCGATTCAAGGGACAGTTGCAGAATGTTTAACGATTACCTGCCGCCAAGGCGTCAAACGCCTTGTCAACGTCCGAAAGACTGGCATTGCCGGATGTTTCCCGGTTTGGCGCGGTTTCCTGGCCATTTCCCGGCTGAGACGATTTAAATCCGTCCAGCTTGGATTGCAGGTCTTTGACCTGTTTGGCCAGTTGCTTGTTTTGGAAGCGCACCCGGTCGAACGCGCCCGCCTTGTTTCGGATGGCGGCATGAAGTTTGACCTTCGCCTTGGGGTGGAGTCTGCCGTTTACCATGTCCTTTTTAACAAAGTCCGGCAGCTTTTCAAACTCGGACGGCGGCAGGGCGTCGAACGCCAAGTCAGCCAGCCGGTAGCCGCGATCAAGGATGTCGTTTTCCTCGTTTGCGCCTTCGGTCGGCTTGAAGATTTCCGGCAAGCCCTCCTGACCAGACCGCACAGAATCCCCAAAGTCTTTGGCCAATTCCTGCTGGAATCTGGTTTGCTGCTCCATCTGCTGCTTTTGCCGTTCGCTGCCCTTGGTTTTCCACTCGTTCAGGGCGTTGTTGCGAGCCTCAAATTTTTCCAACACCGCTTGGCGAGCGGCGTTGATGGCGGATGCTTTTACGCCCGTGCCAAAAAGCTCTTCAATCTTGGCGGCGGCGGCGTCCGGGTCGCTGATTTGCATGATGGCGTTAAAATCTTCGGCGGTGGCGCGGCGAACGTTCCCATCCTCCCCGGTGATGTTGTACTGACTGGCGATTTTCTGCCCGCGCTCGAAAGCATCATTGAACGGCTTGACAAATTGATCCTGGTACTCGGTTGACTTGGAGTAGTCGGAGAATTTGACGGCCTCCTCAAGCTCTTGCGCACGCTTTTCGGCGGCGGTCAGCTTGGCGGAAAACTCTTTCTCCTTTTCCTCATTAGGCTTCCACGTCTTTTCCTTTTCCTGATACTCCTGCAACTTGCGGTCAAGTTCGGCCCGCTCTTGTTTCAGCCTGTCGTAGGCTTCCCGGAGGCTTGCGGCTTTCGCCGGTTTGGCGGCGGCAGGTTTCGAGTCGTCAGCCTTCGGTTTGTCGGCCGGTTTTGCGGCAGGTTTGTCCGGCGTTTCGAGTGGGGCATCATCCTCGTTGGGTGTGTCATTGGGTTTCGGGGCGGGGGGTGTTGGAGTTTCCGGCGGGGTGTCGGCATCCAAAGCGTCAAATGCGCTGTATGCCGTGTCGAGATTCGGGGTTGAGCGGATGCCGCTATTGGGTGCTGGCGCGTCCATGACGGCAGCACCACCGCCACCGGTAGGGGCATCACCAATCAGATTCGGATAAAGTCGGCGCAGCATAAATCAGTTCTGTTCGGGGTTAATAACCGCTTTGGCTGTGATGACGCGATAGGCACCACTCACTATGGAATGAAGGCACGGGATGCAAATGGGAGCAACCCAAAAGTCAGGCAGATCCGCCGGGGCGACGAGCGGCTTTTTGACTTTGACCGACAGTTGGGCGTGAAGCATCGCGGTGCAATCTTTCCCGTTTGAAATCACGACAAGGTGATCGGGGAAGTTTTGAAACGGCTTTCCGCACACATGGCACGGTTGCGGTTCAGGTGGGTTGGAGTTCGCCTGTGCTGGTACGTTTTTGCGGCTCATTGGCTAAGGTTAGGTTTTGGAGTGTGGAAAGGACGGATTTTGCACCCTGCCGCCGCCATTCGTTCGCGGCGGCTTGCTCAGTGGTCGCCGGCATGTCAAGGGTGACGGTGGTAAATTGGAGCAGGGCAGCATCCAACGCGGCTTGGAATTGGGCGGAGTCGGCAAGATCCTGCCACGTTTTACCGTGCGCTGACTTTAGAAAGCGTTCTCGGGGTGTCATTTCTTTGGCCCCCCGCCGCCAAATGAGCGCGTCACGGTTTGCATGAGGGTTGCGGGCGGGCGTCCTGCCCCGGCACGTTTGCCGCCCCGTCCGGGTCCAGCAACCTGCCCTTTGGCCTTTTTAGTGGCGACTTTGAAAAGGATTGCGCCCGCCTTCTGGGGTGTCATGCCGGGAGGATACGGAATCCCGCCGGGATACGGGGTTAAATTTGGTGCATCAGCCATAAGGTGAATATAGGTGAATTGCGTTGAATGTCAAATGACTTTGGCGGGGTCTGGCAGTTCAATGCCGATACCTTCCGAATCTTCCATTTTTTGAATGAGTTCGACAAGGGCGGTGGTGTCCGAGCTTACCCCGTCCGGCAACTCGCTAATCCGGTCTTTGAGGGTGTCAATGGCTTCCTCCATGGTGTCGCCCGTCGCCACAATCCAGCCGATCATGGAATCCCGGTCTTCCGTGGGCGGGAAGCACAATTTGCCGTCAACCTCGCAACAATTCCCGCACTTCACAAACTGGCGGATTTCCTGTGGAAATTCAGCAATGCCCCAATGCCCGGCATCGGTTTTAAGATTCAGCGTGGTTTGGCATCCGTATTTGTGCTCGTGTTCCATCTGGACCAGCTCGCCATGGGCACCTTTCCAGATAATTTCCGGCCAGTTGGTAACGAGTTCCGCCATGACCTGCGAAGGTGGCGAGCCAAGGCGACAGGTCGGGTCGATGAAGAAAAACGAATCATCGGTTATCCGGATCTCGGTGGAAAAATTGTTGCGGTAATGCAACTTTTTGAACATCGGAGAAAACGCCTCGCTGACTTGGCGGATTTGCTCAGGCAGTTTTTTGTAATCCCGAATCTCGCACAAGTAGCCCTTGTCCTTGTTTTCAAAGCCATAAATGGCTTGGTTGGGGTATTGGCCGTCAACGCAAAAACCGTCGTAACCATCCTCAACATCCGCGTCGATTGGGTCAAAGACCATGAATTTAATCTTGCTGCCAAACGGTCCAAACTTGGTTGTCCATTTGGCCAGCTCCAAATAGCTGGCGTCCCAGTTGACCCAGTGAAAGGTTTCAAACGTGCCTCGGAATTTTGACACTTTGATATACTGGTGTTCGCGGCCTTTGAGAAACTTAGCCAAGTCATCCAATCCGGTAACTCGCTCATGTGGAGCCACGGGCAGGCCCACGCTTTTGATGGCGTCCATGAAATAATCGCGGTAAACCTCCAAGTTGTCACCATGGCGTGAACCCCACACCGGTTTTCCGATGGACTCTAAATAGGTTTGGGCGTCGGCATAGCCAATGTCGGGGAAAATGAACAGGTCAACTTCGTTTATTAAACGCGGGATGGCGTTCACGGGATCACCCGCCCGCTCCACGTTTTCAAACCCGTCGCCAATAGTGCAAGCCCCGATGGTTGGAAATGAGCATTCTTCCGGTGAAGCGTAGTAGGTCTTCTTGAACGTGCGAGAAAGCATGTCCGCCCACGGGAAAAACAATCCGTGGTCGCACACCAGCACCGAAAGTTCTTCAACGGATTTCATGGAAGCTCGTTAAGTTTCCGCTCGTATTCAGCCCAATCAATCCCCAATTCAGCGGCGAGCAGCCTTTCCAAATTGGTTGCGAAAAAATGCTCTTTGCGGTAAGGCGCGGCGGGGTCATCTCCGGGTTCGTCTTTATTTCCCGGCTCTCGATGAAGCTCGAAAGACTTGTCAAAATTGTCCACTTGCTCGCAGGTTATCCCGCGTTCCTCACATAGCGCAACTTCGATCAACTCATGCAAGGCCACCAGCAAGGCGAACTTCTCGCCAATTTCCTCAGACACTCGAACCACCAAAGTCCCGTCGGGTCCGCGCCGCCAGTCGCCAGCGGTGGGGTACGCTTGTTTGTCATGCGGAATGGTTTCAATCACAATTCTCATGCTTTTCCTTTCTTCTTAGCCTTCGGATCACGTTTCAATTTCCGTTCGCGGGCATAGTCCTGCTTGGTTTGGCGCGGCACTTCCGGCAGCGGGGTTTTGATGGCCGTCCGGTATTCCAAGAATGGTCCGTTACTCATCGCCGCCCCCATCCGTTGGCGGCTGCGCCGGGGTGGCCAGCGCTTTCAACCGGCTATTGGCTGTTTCCACGGCGGTCTTGTGAACATCCTTGACCAGTCCGTGAGCATGTTCGGCGTCCGCATGGCGTTGCTTCATTTCCCAATCAATTTGACGCTGGGCGGCTTTTACCGCGTGTTCCTGCTGCTTGATTTGCAGCTTGGTTGCCGCCATGGCCTTCGTCGCCTGAATCTTCGCGGCATCTTTCGGGTCCATTTGCGGGGCACGGCCTTGCGCCTGCTTTTTCTTCGCGGCCTCGGCGGCTTGTTCGGCCAGTGCCTTGACCTGATTCATGATCCTGGCCAAACCATCTTTGATCTTCTTGATGGTTTCTTTCAACGTCTTGTCGTCGGCGCGGCCTTTGACGTGGTACTGAACCTGGCCCTCAAGTATTTTCAGATGCGCGGTGATACCGTTGCCGCCGGGTATGGGTTGGCCCTGGATGGTTTGACCGGCGCAGTTTTGCAATCCCATGACTTCATCGGGGGTGATGGGGACACCCTCACTTTGAATTTGACCGACTCGAACCGCCATGGCAGCAAGCAGGGCTTCGCAGAATTCGTCATGATTTACTCCTTCTTCAAGGTTCATTGGCAGACCAGACAAAAGCAATCCTGCCGCAAGCTGGGCGGCGGTGACGGTCAACGACGTTTGCGGCTCGTCCGGCACCAGCCGGTTAGCCAAAGCGTAATCGTCGGTGTCAATGGCCAGACCCATGCGCAAAATCTGGCGTTGGGCGGACGGGTCGAGCTTGGGGAAGTATAGCGCCATGATGCGACCCATCATGTTTTGCTGCATCACCTTGTTTCCGCCGCCGATGATTTTGGCAGGCTCGACGCTCCACCGCTCCACGTCCAAAGCCTCCATTGGCACCCCTTGACGCAGGCAGGCGGCGCGGAATTTCTTGGCGTCAACGCTGGTTGATTCTTCCGAATCCATGCACATGCGGCGGCAAATTTCGCGGTATTTGATGCGCTGGTAAAGATACGCCTGGCCCAGCATCGCAGAAATCATGGACGAAGAATTTGCCGCTTTGGCCATCGTCCGCGTGGCCGTCTCACTGTCCCCGCGCTCCGAGTCAAACGCATTGACAAAGCTCTCTGAATTTTTGGCGATGGTTTGGCCGGTCATTTGCATGACTTGCGCCATTAATGCGGCGGGCGGCTCCCATCGCTGATCTCGTGGAACAAACGTGAGTCCATCCGGCAGCGGGGTTTTGTCGGTCAGGTTAACCCGCAAAGCCCTCTCCGCATCCGCCAGATTGTTGATTTTGAAATATTGCATGGACGCTTCAAACGCGGATTCGGTGAATTTGCATTTAAGGCGGTTTTCCAAGTGGCACACGGAATAAAGCAGGTATCCCATGGATCTGACCGAATGATAAGGAAACGGGGCGACGGCAGAGCAATCAGCAAAACTCCATTGGGCTATGTGCTCCAGCTTTCCAGCATACAAAGGATTGTTGCGCCTTTCGGAATCGTAAAGGAATTGAGACTTTTCCAATCCGTATCGCTTGTAGTCCGGTGATTTGCTGGCCACGTCCGCCACCAGTCCGCCCGCCCCCGGAAATCCCCACACGTCCAACACCATTTTTCTCCGCCAGCCGGTATGCTTGTCCGACTTGTCGAAATAAAACAGGTCGTATACGTCCACGGTGGGCACGGTGTCGCTGGCGTACAGCCCACCGTCTTGTTTGATGCGTTCGTTTTGCTTTTCCGGCGACCACACTTCCGGCCAGTTGTTGCCCAAAAGCATTTGCGCCTGCTGGTCAACCCAGCGAATCGCCGCCTCGACGACGGGGATGTTCCAACCGGGGTCAACATTGGGGCCGCTGATTTGCTGAACCAACTCGCGGGCGGTGTAAGAACGAAAACGCGCAAAAAATTGCAGGTTTTCCATGGAGCAAAGAGTGTTTGACGGGACGAGGGAATCCTCGATGGCATCCGAACGGGGGTAGGGCGTGGTTTCGTCCGCCCAAGAAAACGGGTCGATGCCGTGCAATACTTTTTGGGCAATCCCGCTCCGCTCGTTTTCCATGAATTGCAGATTGTTCCGCAATATCCGGTTTAATTCCTTGGTGATGGTCATCCCCCATCCCTGCCGCTTCCACGCGGGGCCGTGATCGACTTCGACAATCACCAGCGGGTCGGGCACCAAAAACGCCTGCGTGAATTGACGGCGGCAGTCATGCGCCAATTCGGGTCCCGTCAGAAAGTTGTTGTTAATGGCAATGTTGCCGTCCTCAACCTCTTCGCGGGTATAGGGCGGGGCACCGTTGAAAAGATTGTTGATGAGGGCGCGGTTCTGGCGTCTTGGCCAATCAGCCAAAACTAACTCAAATACCACCTGTTCAACTGAGGATGCCGTGTCGAACTTCATATCGGCAAAGTACCCCATTTCCTTGCGTTGGCAAGGTTGCTTTCAAGGTCGTGGTGCATGGTCCACTTCAAAGACTCGACTTCAAACCGGAATCCGGGATGCACCGGGACGCGCTCGGAAATTATTTTTGTTCTGATGCCCTTGCGCTTGCAGTGCCAAGCCATCCACCATTCAAAACTCCCCAAAGTCCCGTCTTCGCAATTGCACTGAAAGTCTTTGAACACGTTGCCAAATCGGGTGTCGGCAAAGAAAATGTCCGTCGAAAGGGACGGCTCATCCTCTTTCCACTTGTTCCCGGCATACCCCGCCGCCCGGTATTCCATGTCGTTGAAAATGTCGATGATAACCCGCTCATCGCATAGAAATGAATCCAGGCAAACCTTCACATACCGCGTGGTTTCCCTGTCGATGTTTCGGAAATACTGGTATCCGGTTTGCATCTTGCAGTAATCGCCAAATGACCAGGCCTCTCCGCCAACATTTACCGGCGACGGCTCAACGATGATTTGCTTTGCCCGCGTCAGTCGCAAATCCTCGTGCATGTCCGAACACACAAACACCGCTTGCCAGAGCAATTTGCGGTAGGACTTCAAAACCTGATAATAAGGCAGCAAATAATCCTGCCGGTTATGTCCACAGATGATGAAGTTGACGCGCATGGGATTTAAGAAATCTTTGGGCATGGCCGCAATTCGCTCGCTTACAGTGGTCACGCTCATCGACCGAACTTCCTTTCACGCTCCATGCGGCGCAATGCTTCAAGCGGGGTTTCGCCGGGAAGCATATCAATTCCACACCCAACACACCCGCCCTTCCATGAACCAGTCCCTTCCCCAACTTCGCCGTCAAACTTCACATCAATCGAAGTTCTGGATTTTGACAGTGGAATAATTGGCCACCACAACGCACGCCATGTCATTCTCGACACATGAACTGTTGCCTTCCGCCGCTGGATTTCGCCGTTTTTTCTGGTGTAGGTGTAATCATAAACTTCCGACACTGTTTTTTCGACCAGCTCCCTTTCTTTCATCCGATAAAAAATATCCTGACCCAACCTATTCAAGTGCCTGCCTTCAACGTAAACCGGCTTGGCAACATTCTCCGCTTTGTGTTCCAAAACTTCGGTGGTATAATGCTCCAAATCCCAAGGAAAACGGTAGGTGATATTCTTCTCCCACCACGGCATTCCCCTGCTCCATGAATGCTCATCCACCCATACCGACAACCAAAGAGTGTTGCTGTGGATGGCAATCCCGCATTTATGCGGAGATTTCAGCCGCACCACAAACGGAATTGAAAGCCACACCGAAAACAGCCATGGGATGCCCAATGCGAGCATCAACCCATCGTCAGAATCTCCCGCCGAAACATAGGCATGACAGAAAGTTGAATTGCGACCAATTTGCCACTCAATACGAGAGCACGCCGCCCCGCCGACGCGCCGTAGCCACGCCCGTCCGGACCAAAATATTGATCGAGGTTCGTTTAGATTTTGAGATGTTATTTTCATGTGTTGTAATTCGAGCTTATGAAGTTATTCAACTTGCCCAGCAACGCCCTGGCTTTCCGATACCGGATGGAAGTCATGCAGTTTTTGGACGGGGCGGACATTCCCCAATCCCCGTTGGCATCATGCAAATAGGCGATAAACCGCACGGGTGACGCGGCAGCAAGATGCAGGTGCATGGTATCAATCGTCACCAGCAGTTTCGCGGCGTCAAACAGGCCCAGAAGGTCATAGGGTTTTTCCGCCACAATCTTTGAAAGGTCCACCAGAAAATATTTTTCCTTCCATTTGAAAATTTCCTGTTCCACCTCGGGCCGGGCGGCAAGTGACGACGTGTGCCCCTGCATGGCGTAGAGCAGCACAGGAAGGTCTTTTTTGTTCGCCCGCAAGGTTTCGGCCACCAGCCGTTTTTCCCGGCTCCGGTTGCGGCTGTCGAACACGAGCGGAAGGCGGTTCATCAAGTCCAGCGGAACGCCCGTCCGGTCAAAAATGGCGTGCTGGTACGATTTCCACTTGGTAAAATTGACGTGGTACGTTTTGCCGCGAAAGCTAACTGAGGAATCCAGCGGGTTCATGGGGGTTTCCGGAACTTCTTTTCGAGGGTCCATCCAAAATCGCAACACGCGGGGATTCAGTTTGTTCTCCAATGCGTATTGCGCGGCCAGCTTGTAATTTTCGCCCGTGTCATCCGGTATCACCGCCGTTTCAACGTAGCCCACCCCGTCGTAAATACCGGCGAATTTTGAAGAGGTTATGACCAGCGGCTTGACGCCATCGCTGTCGGCAATGTGGCGAAACGCGGGCAGCGCGATAATCGAATCACCGTACCGCCCCAGCAAGGTGAAGGCTTTTTGATTTTTACTCATTGGTGATCCAGCATTGAGGATGAAGTTTTGCCCGCAATTCAACCGGCATGTTCAATTTAATCACCGGCAACGGGCACCAGATTTTTATGTTCAATGGGCAATCGCAACCCGAGCAGGTGTGCAAATGAGGATCAAGGGATGTCTGGCATCCGTTTTTCCTCAAAGTCTCCCGGATGCCCGACAAGGTGGTAAAATATTCCGGCCAGCGTTCATGCCATCGGGCACGGTTGTTCATCGGGCAGGTTCCACAGATTGCCGCCCGCTTATCCGCCAGCCCAGGCGGCACTGTTTCCAAACCGGCCCCAAACCACGTGGCCAGCGTTTCAGCGCCGATGATGAAATTACGCAACGTCACTTCCCGCCCCCGCAACAAGTTTTCCCAGCCTTCACATCCGCCCGCAAATTCACATTCACATTCTCCGGCACCGGACGGCCATCGACTTGCACAATGTAGGAAGCCGCCCCCGGAATCAAAGCCACCCGAGCCGCGTTTTGCTCGTCCACAATGTCCGCCACCACTCCGGCGTCCGTTGGTAGTCCGAGCTTGGGATTGGCGTTCGCCACCTCAATGTAACCCGAAACGGCGGCGTTAAAACTCCAATACTGCTGCTCCGCCTTAAGCTTGCGGAAACGCACGATAAAGCCATTGGGTGGCACGGTCTGGCGGTTTTTAAGGCGATATTTCACGGCTTGCCCTCCACTCTCACCGGCTCGACCGCCACATTCAACACGGGCTTGAACCACTCCGCAATGATGTGATTTGCCACCGCCGTCGGACTCGGCCTCGCCGCTGGTTGCGCCACCGGCAAGGCCTCAATGTAGTCGGATATCCGCCGCTCATTCTCAGGTGTCAACTTGATTTGCACATGCGCACTATTCACCATCATTCAATCAGTGTCAACTGCAAACAGGCGGGTCCGGCATGGCGGGGACGGTCCGAGCGGTTCCAAAGGATGGTTAATTTTCCGAAACATCCTCCGACTTTCCGCCCGGTATCCGCTGAATCCATTGCCACTTCACAATCTCCATCACCCCGCAGATTTGAGCCACCGTCAAATCCGGGAACTGGTTAATCGTCGCCTCCAATGCCTTTTGAAACTCCCATGTGTCAGAAGATTTGTCGGAAGGAAATACGTTCAGCATATGTTTAAGAAAGGGAGCTTAGTCGCCTCGCTCCATTGGTTCAGGTTGCGGCTTGTGTCGAATCGGGGATTGTTGCCGCCGCGATGTCGTCAATGTGCAGACAGTTTTTCAGGTCTGCGTAATGAACGTTTGTCATCGGCCACGGTATGATTACCCCGTTGCAATCACTGCCACCTTCGGCTTTGGCTCCCGTCAAAACACCGGCAGCAAGCCTGTCTCCGGGATTGCTGCTGAGGTGTATGATTAGGTCGCCGTTCTTTGCTTCTCTGCCGTTTTTATAGTGCATGGTATTTGACGCTCCCTAACAAGTTGCTGAAGCCAACAGCGGGAGTTCCTGCTGGTTCCAGATTCGGTTTGCACTCGAAAGTCATTTAAAAATGTGCTCTCAAATGTGTTACTGTAACGCCTACCGCGTGGCCGTCCACCGAATCCGGTCCCCCCGCCGGGTGGGGTGGGGGCGGTCGCCTGAAAAAAGAATGCTTGCCATTGGTCCCGGCGTCCAACCATCGTATATTACTTTAACGATAACCATAATGATGCACAACATCTCTTATCTTCACTTCACCAATAATGGCGCGGCGATCACCACTCAGGCACCGGCGGCGGCAGGCTCGCAGGGCCAGCACCACGGCGGGAGGACTGGCGCGGGCGCATGACGCCGGCTTTGGGGAGCACCATTGACCACAACCTGTCCTTTGCGGCGACCAGGCTGCACAACGTCTCGACATCGACGGGTTGGGCCAGCAGCCGGTCAATCACATCAATTTGCGCGAGAGTCGTTCCAGACCGCAAATCCAACTGCTCTTGCGGGGTGCTGGCGTTGCGGCGAGCGGCGCGGCGAGCGTTTCTGGCTGCGGTGGCGCGAGCTTGCATTTCTCGGGCATTTTGGCGGGTAAATGGCGGTGCCTTCATTTGCAATGACAATGCAATGACTTTGCGGGTTTGTCAACAGGTGACTTGGTTCCACCGGGTGAGGTGATCGGATGGGAGACAGATGGGTTCAATGGTTAATCTCATGGGGACTGGTCCTGGTCGTGAGACGTGAACGATGACCGGGGGACAGCGGCGGGGGGAGAAGCCAAAGGCTCAAAATTCCCGTCTTTATCTGTATCTGTATGCGTTTGTCTTGCATTTTGTCTGGACATTTGTCCTAGACAGTTCTATACTTGTCCTGACTATGACACCGAATACACTGAAAACATTGAGGAAAATAAGGCACCGATTAATGCGACTTGAGGAAATGGCGTGCTGCACGGGCGGATTTGACAGCGAGATTGAAAAAATGGAGCATTACCGGGAGAAGACGCTTCAATTCATCATGCAGCAGATTGATGATGCTCACGCGGAGGGTCTCGGGCTTGGTAGGCATGAGGCTCAACAGGGGGATGCGCGATGAACGGCTTTGCGTTGCTTTGGGGCAAGATCCTGGATTCGTCACTTTGGCGGCAGGAGTCGAAGGAAACAAGGCTGGTCTGGATTACCATGCTGGCCATGAAAAACAGTGAGGGGAAACTTTGGTCGTCGGTTGTCGGGCTGGCGGATCGGGCAAAGGTCACACTGGAGGAATGCAAAGAGGCCTTGGCAATTCTCTCGTCACCAGATGCCGAGGACACCAGCGGCGTGGACGAAGGCCGGAGGATTCGGCAGATACAAGGCGGCTGGGAGATTGTGAACCACGACATGTATCGATTCAGCACCGAAGCCAAGCGGGAATTTTGGCGGCAGCAAAAGGCGGAGCAAAGAGCGGCTGAGGCGGCAAAGAAGGCAAGGCGGAAGGGGCGGCGCAATACCGGCGATGACGGCAAACCGGCCAGCCATGCTTACAAGGCGAGGGAGCGGGCAGCAGTGGCCGAATACGAAAGGAGCGGCACCGGAGAGGCGGCACCGCTCAATGCTGGGTAACATTTCCCCCGCTCCTAAAGCGGGGTGATGGTCAGGCCGTGCAATGTTCGTAAGCTTTGCGCCGGCGCTCCATCTCCTGATTTTCTTCGGCCATGAATAATTGCTCGTGCCTGGCCTTGGCCTGCCTGGTTGCCAATTCTGCCGCTGCCAATGCCCTCCGGGCTTCATTCTCGGCTGTCCGGCAGGCGTTCAGTGATTCCTTTGCCCGGCGCAATCTGGTTTGGTTCTCAGTTTCGTTTTGCATAATATTGTCAATGGGTGGATTTAGGGGACTGGATGGCATAATCACCATCCGAACGGGTTTCAAACCACTTTGCGACCCCGTTTTTCACGATGGCGAATTGATTGCCGGTGTACCAGCGAGGCTCCCCGCCAACCCGGCGAAAGATTGCCCGAGGGAATAGGTGATGGCCTTTAGCTTCATCCTTGGCCGCTTGGCGGTCGGCGTGCCAGTCGGCAATTGCGAGTTGAGCCGCATTGGGGAGAATTGTTCCAAGTGGAGCTATCATAATTTGGCGGGGTGATGGGAGGGCTATAAGGTAATTTTCCACCCCGGATGGCTGAACACTGAATCTCCAATCCAGTGCTTTGGGGCCGGCAGCCATTTCTTGTGTACCTCGTCAAAATATGTCGAGGTCGATTTAATGATGAGGTGGGGAGACATATCAGCCAGGCCCAGGATGTTTTTAAAACGGTCAGGTTTTTTCATAATTTGGCGGGGTTAAATTTTCTCGATTGCAAAATTGCCCGAATGCGTCCCGGTCAGCCGGTAGCCGAGCGTGAGAAGCCGGTTGCTACCCCAGCCGAGATATATAGAGCCGGAGATGATTCCTGCGAGCGTGGATTTGGCCTGTTGTTCGTTTGTCATATTTCAGTTTCGGTTAAATGTTTTTCGTTCCAACAGGGACAATTTACTACAGGATAGTGAGCAATGCAAACAAATAATGAATAAATCTTTTGGCGTTATTCCGTGCCCGTTTCCACTTTATACACCTGCAATCCGTCCAATGTTTGCAACGGTTTTAAAGCATTTGAAATTATTTTAACATTTTTGTTGCATTCTTACTACAGAATGGTAAAGTGATTGTGTTGGTAGAAACAATAACATTACTTTAGCTATGAATATTTTAACCTCTCCCGTCCCTCATTGCGGAACCGTCCGCCTTGTCCGCTTTGTCCGGCCTGCCGGTGTCCCGACCTCGTTGTTGCTCGTCAAGGGCGATTACCACCCCGATGACGCGACCGTCATCCATTTTTGCCACGAATCTCCCCGCGTTGCGTACCGGGCATTCTCCACGATTGTGCGGGCCAAAAATAACGACCGCCGCAAAATCACCCTTCCCAAAATTTGCAGCAACTAACCCCACAATTTAACCAAATAACCAAAATAACATTATGCAAGCCATCATCACAAAATTCCTGCCCGCCACAAACTTCAAAGGCAGCCGCATCAAAGCCATTTGCGAGCGCGGCAGTATCACCATCAGCGCGGACAGCGCATTGAGCGGCGAACATGCCCACATTGCCGCCGTCAACGCGCTGGTTGCCAAATTCGTCAAAGAGGATAAGGCGCGTTACGGGGACGAGCGCAACCCGTGGCAGTGCGTCCGCGCCTGCGGGCAATTGCCGAACGGCGATTATGCGCACGTCGCCGCCGATCCTGAAAAGCAGGTGATTGTGGAATTTCCGAATCACGACGAAAAGACGCGGTTTAAAACCTACCTCAAAGACATTCAGGCGACTACTTCGACAGTCACCGGGCTATCCGCCGGCCTTGGTTGCTCGTCCCTCCGGCATGTCCTGATTTGAATCCCCCGAAATCGCCGGGCGCGTGAGTGCCCGGCGCGGTCGGTGAATACAAACCAAACAGCCGGGCGACCGGCGGAAAGAAAAATATGAAAACGATTAAGCCTGTTGAAAAATTGACGGAGAAAAACTCGCCCGTTGGAAAACGAATTGTGTCGGGGGCCTATGGTGCCGGTCTTTGTATTGGAGCAACTAAGAACTTCTTGGCCGTTGAGTTTGACAGTGGTGTTGAAACCACAGTTGACCGGAGTGGCAACCTTCATTTTGAGCGTCCCGCAAAATATTAACTACCTCCTCCCGGTTCGCCGGGGAATAAAAACCAAACCAACAGCCGGGCGACCGGCGGAAAGAAAAAATATGGCAACTAAAAAAGTAAATATCAAAAACAAAAACGCTGGAATCCGCAATGCTTTTTACCAGTCCACCGGCCGCAAGGCAAAAACGTTGCGGGAAGCAAAAGCCTATTTCGGGATCAAGTAACCCCTGGCCAATCCTCCATGAAACACACATTCGCCATAGAAGTCAAAAGGGGCATTACCGCGGCACGGCTTAAAGCATGCATAGATGCTTATGTCAGGTTGCACTTTGACGCGCAAGCCCCAGGCGTTCCGGGTGCAATCCATTTGAAATCGTCGCGGCTCCTGTCCGAAACAAACGAAACCAAAACAATCGAAATTGAATCCGAGTTCGTACAAACCCAACCCCCTCCCGGCGGGCAAGCCGGGGAATAAAATTATGAATAAAATCGAACACACTCCGCCACCTTTGGCGCAACCCCTATCATTTGGCATGACCCCATGGCACATGGGGGCCGACAATGATGGATGCTGGGGAATCTGGACACGCAAATGCGAAAAGCCCGGCAGCCTGAATCATTTTGCGATTGCGGTTGGAATCCAGGACGAGCGCGAAGCCGCTTTCATCGCCACCGCCTGCAATGAACACGCCGCGCTGGTGGCTGTGGCCGAGGCGGCGCGCAACCTGACGTCCGACAACGGCGGGCGCGCGCTGGATGCCGCGCTGGCGCGTTTGGCCGAGGTACAGGGAGGTGCAAAATGAGCGCACCACTTTACACCGTGCGCCACACACCGGCGACACTAACCGCGAATGAGCGTTATTACGCCAAACGCGGCGACGAGGCGGAAATGCTGCCGTGCGCGACGCCAAACGAGGCGCTTGAAATCTCCACGTTCCTCAACGAGCCGCATCGGGCGGCGGAACTATCCGCCATGTTTTGGCGCGAATTTCCAGGCAAAATTGACCCCCTAAAATAGTCGCTTAATTCTTTTGACATCTCACTAATCCGTGGTACTATTTTGAAAATGAAAACATTCCAAGACAAAATCACCCAAGCGCGTGCGCGTGCGGGGCTGAACCAAGAGCAGACAGCCGCACTGTTGGACGTGTCCCAGCAAGCCGTGTCAAAGTGGTGTGCGGGCGTCTGTGAGCCGTCAAAGTTGATGCAAAACGCGGTTCTCGAAAAACTCAAAGCGAAAGGAACAAAATGACCATCCCCAGCGACAACAACCCTTTGAAGGACCACGGCGACGCTGACGACCTGTCCCGCGAGGGCATCAGCGAACCTCATCCGCTGCCCGAGGATTATTACCACGACCAAAACCACAAGGACAGCATCTGCATTTTTTGCTGGGTGATTGTCGCCTCGCTGGTGCTGGGACTGGTCATGTTGATCGCGCATTTTTTCAGCAAATAATTTCGGTAAACCATTAACAAAAAAATATTATGGGACTGGACACTTCACACAACTGTTGGCATGGACCTTATTCGTCATTTAACAACTTTCGGCGCAGCATCATGCTGGCCCTTGGAAATCCACCGCTTGACAGCATGGAGGGTTTTGGGGGCAATACCCCTTGGTCCGAGATTAAGGACAAATCGCTAAACGCGCTGCTGAATCATTCGGATTGCGACGGCAAAATTGACAAGGAGGGCTGCCGCGAATTGGCCTTGGCGATTGAAAAGGCGTTGCCCCTCTTTAATGATGAGACTCGGCGCAAGGCTGCCCGATTCGCAGCAGGATTGCTTGAAGCGGCAATGCTGGGGGAAGATGTTATTTTCAATTAATCACGGTTGCGCGTGCCTTCTCACGCGCTCATTAACCAGAGTGCCGATTACGGCATTCCGTTTAGCGAAACAAAAACATTACATTTATGAGCGATACCAAAACCATTGAATTAGAAATTGTCGAGACCGATCAAAAGCTGGCTCAAGCCGCCCAGCAAACTGGACTGGAAAAGCCCGCAACATCACAACTTGTGGCCGCATTCCAGCCGATTTACGCGAAAGCCCGGACGGCGATTGATGCCGCCAAGGGCGTGGCTGAATCTGTGAAAGACGCAACGTGCGTCACGCAGATTCGCAAATCCCGCGAATGCCGTCTGGCGATTCGCGCCGTGCGCATCGAGAGCGAGAAAACGCGCGTGGCGCAAAAGCAGCACGCCCTGCTTTACGGAAAAGCGGTTGATGGGTTTCATAACATCCTCATGGCCGACTTGTCCCCGGTGGAAACAGCTTTGCAGGAGGCGGAGGACTTCGCGGAGCGCGCCGAAGCCGCGCGCTTGTCGGAACTCAAGGCCGAGCGCGAAAAGGTCTTGCTGCCGCTGCTGGAATCGCCGGTTGTGACCGACCTGTCAATCCTCACGGAAAGCGATTTTGCCAAGCTGGTGGCCTACGCCAAGCTTTTGAAGCAAGCCAAGATCGAAGCCGCAGCGAAGGCGGAGGCCGAAGCCAAGGCCAAAGCCGAGGCGGAACGGTTGGAACGTGAGCGCATCGCCGCCGAAAATGCCCGGTTGAAAGCGGAGGCCGAAGCCCGCGAAGCCGCTGCCAAAGCGGAGCGCGAGGAAGCCGCCCGCAAGCTGGCCGAGGAACGCGCGGCGGCGGAAGCGGCTCGCAAGCTGGCTGAGGAAACGGCCCGCAAAGAGCGGGAGGCCATCGAGGCGAAGGCCAAGGCCGAACGCGCGGCGGCGGAAGCCAAGGCGCGGGAAGAACGCCTTGCCGCCGAAGCGCAAGCGCGGAAGGAGCGGGAACGGTTGCAGGCCATCGCGGATGAAGAGCGCAAGAAGCTCGCTGCCGCCGAAGCTGCCGCCAAGGCTTTGCGCGACGCCGAGGCCAAGCGGGTGGCTGATGCCGAAGCGGAAGCCAAGCGCCTGCGGGACGCGGAAGCCAAGCGATCCGCCGAGGTTGCCGCCGCCGCACGGAAAGCCGCCGCCGCGCCGGACAATGCCAAGGCAAAGGCATTCGCGGAACACCTGCGGGCCATGGACCTGCCGAAGTTCAACGCGAAGGCATTCGACCTGCTGCCCTCCAAAATCGAGGCTCTGGCCAAGTGGGTCGAGTCGCAAATCTCAACCGGGGAGCTACTGTGAAACCAGCCAGCGAAATAGCGGTCGTCGAGCCTCAAGCGGTGGCGATTACCGGACCTGCTCCGCAACTGTCCATCCAAGCCGCCTTTCAAGCCATCATTTCCGGCGACCTGTCGCATGAGAAGCTGGAAATCATCCAAAAATTGCTGGCCATGGATGCCGAAAAGCAGTTCATCCAAGCCTACAACCGAATGATGGGGCGCATCCCGATCATCGAGGCCAAGAGCGTTATCCCGAATCGCGGGAAGTACGCCAAATTTGAGCACATCATGGAAATCATTTTGCCGATTTTGAAGAGCGAAGGGTTTGCCCTTTCCTTCACCAGCGAAATGATTGAAACCAATCCCCCGAAGATCAAGGCGACTTGCACCATTTCGCACACGGGCGGGCATAGCCGCTCGGGTTCATTCACCTGCCGTGTCGGCGGGCGGTCTGACTCGGATACCCAGTCCGATTGCAAAGCCGCCACCACGGCCAAGCGCAACGCCATGAACCAGCTTTTAAACATCGTCATCACCCAGGACGTAATGACCGAGGAGCATGATGCCGGGATGGAATCGGAAAACTTCATCGACACGGCGAAGGCGGCGGAGTTTGAAGAGCGGTTGCTGGCCACGGGCAGCGACTTGGACGCCTTCCTAAAATGGGTTGACGCGCCGAATTTTGCGCGATTGCCCATCGCCAAGCTGGCCGACATTGAAAGCATGATTCGGCGGAAGGAGAAAACATCATGAAGGGCAAACGCATTAAAACCTTTGAGCAGTTGGCCAAGGCGGCGGACGAGCGCAAAAGCATCGTTTGGGGCAGTACAAACTACAAAGGCTGGAAGCCGACCCCGGCCATGTGGGCATTGAATTGGAGCGGCGGTTTTATTCGGAACGTTTTGCATTGCGGCATGTGGATTTACAAAAAGGCCAAACAATGAAAATCCACACGGAATTTTCCCAAAATTCGGACGCATGGTTTTCCGCCCGCGCCGGGGTCATCACCGCCAGCGAGGTTAAAGCCCTTGTGACGCCCACTTTTAAAGTGTCCAAAGGCGACGGGGTGCAAACCTATCTGGCGCAAAAGCTGGCTGAATGGTGGCTTCAGGCCCCTTTGGACAAGTTTAACAACTTCGACATGGAGCAGGGCCAGATACTTGAAGCCGAGGCGCGGCGGACCTATATATTTGAGACGGGCGAGCAATTGCAAACTGTTGGTTTTATCACGTCGGACGACGGGGTTTTAGGTTGCTCGCCGGATGGCCTGATGCCGGACCACGGCGCGGAGATCAAATGCCCGCAGGCGAAAACTCACACGTCCTATTTGCTGGATGGGATTTTGCCCACGGAATACGGGCCGCAGGTCCAATTCAGCATGTACGTCACCGGGTTCAAAACGTGGCGATTCATGAGCCACCGCCGCAAGTTCCCGCCGTTCATTATCACGGTTGAACGCGACCCAGTTGCCCAAACGGCGATCGCCACCGCGCTGGCCGGCTTCCTGCCGATGTTTGAAGCGGCCAAGGCAAAACTGCTTGCCCTTAACGGCGGAGTGCGTCCACCAAAGCCCGAGGCTGCCATAACGCCCGAAGAATACATGCGGCGTAACCCTGACCCCAACTTCGACGGGAGACATTAACCCACGCGATTTATGCCCATATCTCAATTTGAACTCCAGCAGATGCAAGCGCGTCTGGCGATCAACCGCAACCAAAAGGCCGCGAGCGCGTGCGAAAGCACAGCCATGGGCGTGGACAAGGAAAGCGATTTGCACAGCGACATTCTGGCCGATTGCCGGCAGCGGGGCTGGATTGCCCTGCATGGTTCCATGGCGCAGACCACCGGACGCACAGAAGGCGAGCCTGATTTTTGCATCCTTGCCGACGCTGGCCGCGTATTTTTCATTGAGTGCAAGACGAGGGTTGGGAAGCTGTCCCCGGCGCAACATGCCATGGCCCATTTTGCGGAAAAACTCGGGCACAAAATCCACCTTGTCCGAAACATGGCTCAATATTTGGAGATTGTGAAATAATTATGACCGTTAACCACACCATCACACGCGACGAAGTTGAAATTGAAATCACCTGCGAGGTTAAAATGTGGGGCGGGGCGAAGGGTGCCCGCGATTCATTCGGGGTGCCGCTTGAGCCGGACGATGAGCCTGAGGCGGAGATAATTTCCGTGACGCCGGACATTGAATTGACCGAGGACGAAGAATGTGCGATCCGCGAAAAGGCTTTTGATCAAGCGGCGGATGAGGCAAATGATTTTGAGGAATGACATGAAACTTTACAAACAACTGCCCAATCCGCCGAAGTCGCCAATCATCGGACAGTTTACCGTTCATAACAAAGTGGCGGACTTCTGGACGCCGGACGCCACCAAGGGCAGCTTGGTGGCTGAGTTGCGATTTCCTGAAATCGTTCACGCTTCGAGCGAGGGCATTTTCCTTAAAGGCTATGAGCCTGCTGGCGTTGACAAAACCGGACGGGAAATCACGAAATATCAGGAGTGGTGGATGCTTTATTGAATTTACGGTAACAAACAAAAACTATGAAACCAAAAACTGCAAAAGACTGGGAGAATCTGGCGGAAGCGGCGATGAGTGCCGGGCTTAAAGTCCTTGCCAAGGAGGCTAAAAAGAACAATGCACCTTTTGAAGATTACGAGGATTCCCGGTGGGACCTCTTGAAATCGTACCAGAAATCCGGGTGGATCGCCGCCGCCAAATTCATCGCCCGCAAACTAAAATGAAAACGACACCTCTATTATTCAAAGCGGAGATGGTCCGCGCCATCCTTCTCGAAATCGACCCGAAGACGCAGACAAGGCGCACAGAGGGGTTAGATGCTGTGAATGCCGCGCCGGATGATTGGAAGCCTCTTTTTATTCATCCCGTTACCTGGATTAAAAACCAAAAGCCCACCGTTCAGTTTTTGAATATTCGGACTAGATTGATTGTGGATTGCATTTCTAAAAAAGGAATGCCCGGCGATCAAATATGGGTGAAGGAGACGTTTTGCTACGACGACTTTGGAGACCCGATTTACCGCGCCACCGAACCGGATCAGGGGTGCAGTCACCCAGAAGATATGTCGCCATGGAAACCCTCAATCTTCATGCCGCGCAAATCCTCCCGCATCACCCTTGAGCTAACCGAAGTGAGGGTGGAAAGGCTGAATGAGATCAGCGAGGCGGATGCCATCGCGGAGGGGGTTAATCCGCACGTTGAGGCCAAATGGTGGCAGGGCTACCGCAAAGACGACCCGCTCATGCACACCTGCGCAGAGGCGGACGAAAACGGAAACCCGCCCGATTGGATAATCGAAGCCAAGCCTTATCGGGATTTGTCCCACCTAAATCGAACCGCAAAGCAGGAATACGCAATCCTCTGGGAATCCATCAACGATCCCGGCTCCTGGGCGGCAAACCCTTTCGTATGGGTGTACGAGTTCAAAAAGCTATGAGACGCTTCACCAATAATTACAATTCGGACGGCAAGGAAAAACGCCGCCAAGCACGGGAAGCGGCTGGGAATAAATGCATCCGATGCGGATCGCCGTCCGTCCCCGGAAAGATCCTCACCACCCACCATTTTGACGGCGACAAATCGAATGATGAATGGTGGAATTTGCTGGCACTATGTCAGGTTTGTCACTTGCAAATCCAAGGCAGGGTGGACCCGGAAACGCCGTGGTTTCTGCCTCACTCGGAATGGATCAAGCCTTATGTGGCTGGATTTTACGCCAGTAAATATGAGGGCAGGAATATTACCCGCGAGGAAGCGGAAACCCGAATGACCACATTGCTCGCCTATGAACTTAGAGCGTAACCCCATAACCATCGCCCGCGAGCAGGGTCGCAAGGCGGGACTGGACCCGAAGCTGCATCTCGGATTAAACCCCCATGTCAAGGGACGCGAGCCAGCCTTATGGGAAGCATGGCGGCAGGGATACGAATCCACCGTTGAGCGGTTCACCGTCCAGACAAAGGCAAAGTTTGACGGCATTCCGCATGGGGGCACGGAAGATTTCCCCAACAAACCACTTGACGGATGAAAACACTTGTGCGGTGCTTTGAACGTCAGATGCTCATTAGCGTGAGCGAAAGTGATCGATGCAAAATTTCTCCGTGTCACGGGGTAAACTTCTTCGACCGATCCACCCACGCTAACGTGACACGGGAATACTTTTCCCTCTCTGACCGCGTAACCACTGGAAATCGCTTTGGGCGAGCCACTGGCGAAGGAGCGGCGCTCATGGACAGCCAACATGGGACAGCGAGTGCTGATAGCCGCAAGCGGCCCTTTTGGCTTAATGCGGGGTGTTCGGGTAGTCTGCGAGAAAAGACTAGGGTCGGCTCTGGTGAACCGTTGCCCGTGGCCCGTAAAAAGCGAAGCGAACGACCGACGGAAACGGTTGCGCCAAAGCTAATGCTTCCCAATTTAAGGTTGGGGGTATTATGCTCGCTCACTCCCTCCGAAAACTGTTGGTCAAATGCGGGTGAAGTAAAGGTTTTAAGTCTTTGTCTTATGTCTTAATTCCCTTTCTTAACTTTTTATCTTATTATGAATTGCAGATATTGCGGACAATTAATAATCGGTGATTCCGTAAAAACATTGGCTTACTGGAACCAAACGACGGATATATGCCACGCCGAATGCAAGGCCATCGGAGAGCGGACAGAGGCTTTTGATTGCCAGACCATTGATGCCGATTGCAACGACTGCAAGCATTTTCAGCGCGGCAACCTGATTCAAAACTGGCTCTCCGATATGGCGGACGGGAAAGCCACAAAGCGGCTGGTCAACATGGGAATTTTTAACGGAATGTGCCAGCGCTTTAACACTCCCGCGAAGGCTTTCCCGAAAATGTCAACCGGGAGGAGCTGCTTTGAACACCGAAGAAATATCCCTAGAGTTGTCGCATGAGCTTTTGCAACCGAGCCGAACCGAAGAAACTACATATCCAATAACAATTAACACAACAACATTATGGGACTTGAGACTACACACAACTGCTGGCATGGGCCTTACTCGTCATTCAACCAATTCAGGTGTGCGATTGCCCTTGCAGCCGGGTTCAATCTTGAAGAGATGGAGGGATACGATGGAGGGCGCAAATGGGAGTCGCTTCCACCAAATAAAATCCATTTGCTTTTAGATCATTCCGATTGCGAAGGAAGGCTTGATTGGAAGCAATGCGGGCATATCGCGGAATCCTTCATTGAGTTGTACCCACGTTTAGACCCTCGATGGCAGGTGGAAGCTAGGCAATTCGTCAAAGGACTTCGACTGGCCAGAAAACAAAAGAAAAGCGTGATTTTCAGCTAACTAAATAGGGATGGTCCACCTAGTCTTTTGCAGTTGTCTTTAATTCTTAAATATTATTATGGAAACAACATCACACATTAACGGTCCCCACTCTCTGGAAACACGGGAGAATCAGGTGGATTACGAAATCATCAATCGGCCTTTTGAGGTCAGGGCCGAGGCAGTTCTGGCTGCGTGCTTTATCGGAATCCACCATTGCCCTGAAATCAAAAAGGCGTCCGACAGTTGGTCAACGAACATTTTTAGCGGCCAACTCTCAACCTTTGATTACGACCAGTTGACGCGGCTTGTTTTCGCCGCGCACAAATATTGCATCCGGGTATCCATTCACAATAGCGGACCCAGATTGGTGAAGATTATTGTGTCTGACCGGAAAACCCGCGTCGGTGGAATCTCAGAGCGGCATCCAACATTGGCCGAGGCGATTGAATATATTTTGCCAAGGATTTAACCAACAACCCCCGTCGCCGCCTGACCAATTACAACAAGCAATGAGTTTATGAGCGAACTTGACGAAATTATAATGCCGGAAGATTTCTTTGCGAGATATGTCACTACTCGCAGAAAAATGCGAAAACTGTGTGACCGTGTTTTACGGCAGGAAATGGCTTATTGGAATTACCCGTGGCGGGGCCGTCACGATGCGGCAAACGTGCTTTCCTGCCCTCACGAATCCTATCTGGCAACCCTTTCCGTTAACCATTAACCAACAAATTATGAGCAAACAAAGTGAAGCAAAAATCAAACAAGGATATGTCCCGAAGGCTATCCCTCAAACGTGTGCAAATTGCGCATCCTTGGAAATTCTACCTCAAACCAGTGATTTTTCAGCCGCTGGATTGCGCTGCAAAATCGGCGGATTCGCCGTCAAGAAAATGGGCACCTGTAATGAGTTCAGCGGGAAACCTTGATTTTAACCAACAAATTATGAGTGAGAACGAGATGAAAAAAGCCGGTGATAAAATATACAGCATCCTGCAAAAAGCAGGGGCAACCTTTCAAGAGGGATATTTTATTTTGGAGTCCGTGCGCGTGGTGATTAATATTTACCACCGCAAGGACGTTGAGGAAAAAGTCAGAAACCCTAACCCACCCACCCCATGACTGAAAAACAATTCAAGCCACCATGGCAACCGATGAGCACCGCGCCGAAGGATGGCCGTGTCGATTTATGGTGGATAGACCGCCGTTTTGTGGACTGTTACCGCGACCCTATTGACGGAGGATACAGGCACATGACGCACTTTAACCAGCTAATCATGGTTGAAAGCCCCACCGCATGGATGCCACTGCCCGACGCACCGAAGGAGATGCCATGAGTGAAACAAAATGCCAGTGCCGCCGATGCCATCGGGAGCGGACAGACTCCGGTCCATTCCCGAGATTTGCGACCTTCACCGTCTGCGAATGGTGCGGCAACAAACGGTGCCCCCATGCGGACGACCACCGATACCAATGCTCCGGCCACAATGGCACAAACCAAATCCCCAAACTGATACCCACCTGATTTATGATCGAAAACACAGCCGAAAATCGGATAATTGCTTGATTTAGTGGAGCTTTTGGGGTATGTTCCCCGCGTCACCGCAAGGTGTCCGGGGTTGGAAGCCCTGAGAAAAATGCAGTCTATGGTACACAATAACAAACATTCAAGGCACTCCATGCCGACAACGGTCCTTCGCGGGTTCGCTCGCAAGCTGCTACCGCTTCCAACGGTATGGAGTGCCTTGAGTCTTTACCCCCTATGCCCCAACGCTTCCTAAAACCCGGAATCCGCCAATCCCGCCGCTGGAATCGAGTCGGCTGGCTTGCCCAGTCGCTTTACGTCCGGCTGGTGACGCTGGTTGACGATTTCGCCCGGTACGAGGCGGACCCGGAGCTTTTGCGGTCTGAATTGTTCCCCTACGGCGACCCTGACGGCAACCCCATACAATTGACAGCAATTGACAGCGCTTGCGAGCAACTAGCAGAAAAGGACATGGTTCACTTTTACATTCACGATGGTGTAAAGTATTGTCAACTAAAGCGTTGGACGGAGCGGACAAGGGCAGAAAAAAGCAAATATCCTGCCCCTTTGACAACAGTTGCTGTCAAATGCCAGCAAACCGCAGCAATTGCTGCTTCCCCGTCCCCGTCCCCGTCCCCGCCATCGACAGAAAAGAGAGAGAGAGAGGAAAACTTCCATCAATGCCCGCCAATGACGCGAACGGAATTCAACACCCTTTGCCAGTTGCGAGCGGTCCCCGCGGACTGCGCGGAGTGGTTTTGGAACACGCACGACGCCGTGAACTGGTTGGACGGACAGAAGCGACCAATCCAGAAGGTCGAGCCGCTGCTGATGCGCACGCTGGCGAGCTGGCGCGCCAATGGTGGGGCCGGCAATGGAAAGGCACCGAACGGGACGGGTCAATCGCCCAACCGGCCTAAAACCCCGATGGACTTGAAAACCATCATCCAGGCAAAAGAGACGCTGGCCGGGGAGATCCGCAAAAAACATTGCAGCGATGTGGCCATGGGGGACAGTTGGACCAACGCCGAAAAGAAAGCCGAATATTTCAAACTTAAACGCGAGGTTAAAGAATTGAACACCCAAATCTCATCCATGGCATGAAAAGCGTAAAAATTATCCTGAACCAGTCCGGCTACGGGAAGCAAATCCAGTCCGAAAAGTGGATTCAGTTTTCCAAGCAAATCCGCAGCCTCCGCGACGTGTGCGAATGCTGCCGCCAAGGCGACCGGCAACTTCAGGTGCACCACCTGTTTTACGACCCGGCCCGAGACCTTTGGGATTACACCAACGAGGAATTGGTGGTGCTTTGCGATACCTGCCACCGCGATTTACATGAAAGCTTGAAAGAGTTTCGGAAACACGTTTTCCGCTATTTGACACCCCGGACCCTGCAAGTTTTAAATGGTGCGCTGGAGGTCGGACTGACCCGCTACAATCCTCTGCTTTACGTTCACGCGCTGGCGGAGTTCACCGGCAACGAGCCGCTGGTCAATAATCATGCGCGGGCGTTTGGGGCGAAAAATGCGAAAGAAATGCGGGAAAACCAATAATACACCTATGAGCAAAACCAAAATCAAACCGCCGAAGGGCTGGCGGGTGTTGCGGAAAGGCAAAAAGAAATGAGCGCGAACAAAGTTAAACCGCCGAAGGCGACACTTGGACAGCTTGTGACCGAAGCGCACAAGGCTGGCGTAAAATTCAGCATCTCGCTTGAGGATAAATCCGTGCATCACCCCGCGCACTACACCAGCCATCCGAGCGGCGTTGAGTGCATCCAAGTCACCCAGCACATGAACTTTTGCCGTGGCAACGCCATGAAATACATTTGGCGGGCAGGGGACAAGGGCAACGAGGTTCAAGACCTTCAAAAAGCCATCTGGTATCTCGAATGTGAAATCAAACGTATCCAGACTGAAACCACCAAACAAGCGGCCAAAGATTTGGCAATGGCATCCTGATTTATGAACCCGAACAAAACAAAGCAGTTGGCCGAAAAGATGGGGTGGAAACTCCGAATCAAACCGAAGTCTATTAAGCCGGGCGACTGCTGGATGATTGGCGATCAGCTTGTGATTTACCCGGCGCATGGAAAGTCTCGTCGCTACTGGAATCCTGAAACCAGAAACGCTGACATGGTGGAGTTGATGGAGAGGCTTCTGAAAACTCACCCGTGCGGATTTACAATCCACGGTCAAGGGGAGGGATTTGGGATTGTCGCCAAGGAAGATGTTTACGCACCCACCCTCCGCGCCGCCGTCGTTTCATTCGCTTGCAAAGTTTGGGGGATCGAAGAATGAACCCAAAATTCGCCAAACCACCAGAGCCAACGCCGTGGGACACCGGAACGCTGGTCCCCATGAAAACCACGACCGACGCCCTGCTCGAAAAATACCCGTTCGCTGATGCCGAACGCTTGCGCCAGATCGAGGCTGAAGCCGATTTTGAGCGGAGGGGGGAGGCATCTCAAGTGACCTCCATCGCCATCAAACTCGGATTTGACCCTAAAGCGTTCATGGCCATCAAGCGAGAGACTCGGATGGTGCTGTTTCCTCAAAAGACCAAGAAAAAACACGGGCCGTCAAAAGGGCAGGGCGGACGCCCAAACAAATTGGGGCTGGCCAAAGGTCTGAACGCCAGGGACCACACGGAATATGTCAGACAATGGCGGGCGAAGCGGAAGGCTAAAATAAATTTATGAACGAATCTAAAATAATTGGAAACCATCTACTTTCGGAAGAATGTCGCAAAAAATTCGCAGTCGGAGAGTTTAGCCCGCGATGGAAATTGTTAAACTCACGACGATTGACAGCCGGGCCATATGCCAGCACGCCGGAGGATGGTTTTAACGGCATGTTTTTTCTGTCCATTTTTGGAGCCAAGGTTAAGGCTATGGCGTCCGATGGTGGTGGGTGGCGTCATGTGTCGGTGAGCATTGATAAATGCTCCCAGCCGCCAAGCTGGGCTATAATGTGCGCGGTTAAAGACCTGTTCTTTGAGCCTGAGGACTGCGTAATTCAATTTCACCCGCCGAAATCTGATTACGTGAATAACCATACCGGCTGCCTTCATTTATGGCAACCGATTGGCGTTCCTATTCCAATGCCGCCGAAAGAGTTTGTTTAGCGGTCCCCGGCGAAGGCGAGGATTAATTCACCACCCCACCGGCAACAGCCGGGGCGAGTGACCAAGCTCAGCCGGTGAAACCTTGGAATCCTCACACCGGATTAGCGGCAGCAACGCCGGGGCGACCTTGCGAATCGCCTGCATGTCCGCTTCTGAGCAAAACACGTTCTGCTCATCGGTCGCGGGCAGATCCAGGGCGTACTCAAACAGCCCGGCGATGCTGTACCCCTGAACCGACGGCCCGCTCGTGGTGATGTCGAAATATCGCTCAAACTGGGCGGCAATGTCTGGCGTCATGCCCTCTAAGGTGAAAAGGTCGATTCCCGGCACCTCGGCCGGGTTTAAGGCGCGGCAACGCATCTTCGGGTAATAACACTCCCAAATAGTCTTGCCGTCGCTCCTGAGCCAGCCTGCGTGCGTCCATTGGCCACGGGTGATAAATTGGATGGGTTGACCCAGTATGTCCCCTGGGTGGACGCGCCAGAGGGCGATTAGCGGCTGAGGGAATGGGAGGGTTGCGAGGTTCATAAAATCAAAATCCCGCCCGGAGAACTGGAAAACTCCGAGCGGGTGTTGGTGGGCGAAACATTAAAACGCCCGAAGGTTAAAGTTTCAGGCCGTCCGCCGTCGGTTCGATCTTGGTGTTCGACGGATCTTTGCTGTTGGGGTACGGGTTGGGCGACGCGCCGGGATTTTCCTCGTTGATGCGCTTGAGATCCATACCCAGCCACATGACCGCCTCCGTGAGTTTGGTAACGACAATGGACCGCTGCGGAGATTCATCCATGGACTTGACCACTTGAATCGTTTGGTCAATATCCCGCCGCAGGCTTTTGACCAGCGAAATTCCATTAGCGATGCGGGTAGGCTCGTCAAAGAACACGGTTCCGGGTTGATTCAATTCGACTGGTCCACTTTGAACGCTAGGGGATGATGGCGACATGTTTATTTGGTGTTTTTGGTTAAGCGGTTTTCGCCGGGTTGCGTGATTAGTGAGTTGCGCCCGTGGCTGGAATGACCGCCGTGCTCGTGATGGCCGAATTTGTTCCACTGCCCTGATTCACGTAAGCATTCCCGGACGCAAACTGGCCATTCAAGCCGAACCAGAAGGGCACAGCCTTGTTTTGCAATCCCCCGGCCTCAGAGATGTTCGGCGCATAAATGGCGTTGGTCGAAGTTGGTATCAGCCGGAAAGTGGAGTGGTTCAGCCCGAGCTTCACATTCGGGAAGGTCGAGGAATAACTGGAAAGCGTGGCGGCGAATCCGTAAACGTCTTCCTCGCCCAAAAGAGCATAACCGTCGGGCAGGAAAAGCCGCGCCTTCGTGACTGTGGTAACGGTCTTGGCGGGCGTGATGACATTGGTCGAGCCGGTGAGGGCATAGACGGCGGGCGTATTAACGGTGATGGTTTCGCGGGTATAGCAGCCGGTGATGGACACGACCAGCGAGACGGCGAACAGGGAGGATAGGAGTTTTTTCATGTTAAATTTTTGAGAATCGGATTGATTAGCCATTAATATGAACACATCGCATTTACAACGCTGGCGTCACACACATCAACCCTATTGACATTCTCAATTGCCATTGGAAAGGGCATTGTTTATGCGAAATTGGCGGCGCGAGCAATAGTCAGCTTGCAACTTCGGCTGGGTAAGCCGACATGTTTTCCATATTCCAGCTTTCGCCGGTCAGTGAACCCTTACACCATCACGCCATTCTGTTAAATCACTGTGGGCGAGCGGCACTTTCACAGCCCTTTCGCTGCTGCCGCCTGCCCCTGCGGTTAAACTGACCCTAACACAATTCCGACGACTGTCAAATAAAATTAGCGCGGAAATATAAAAGACACCGGCCAACAGGCGATTGCAGTCCACGCAACCTGTTGGCCGGTAGGGACGCGGGGCTCTACAATTAACTCGCGACAATTGACCCTAATGCAAAGCGGCGAATTGTCAAATAAAATTAAACCGTCACGCGGTCGTGGAAACGGAAAGCCTCGTCCTCGGTGAGCTTGTTCCGCTTCATGCGGGCATAGATCGTGTGGTACTTCACACCCTTGGCCGCGCACTTGGCGCGTAAGCCTGCGGGGTCTGCCTTGCGGCCTGATTTGCCTTTTTTGCCTGACATAGTTTGAAATTGGCTGGGAGATAGCGATTTGCGCGCCGGACTTATTACGGTCGTCAGCTTACATGCCCTATGACCGCTCTATAAGTGTCGGTTGCGACCCGACCGTGGGCCTAACCCACGCTCACTCCCAATAAATCGATTAACCAAGCCATGGCCCGCCGCCAAAAGTTATGCTCTGCGGGTCGTTGCAAGCCGTCTGGACTAGGAGCACCGCCCAAACGGAACTTGGTATGCCAAACCCTACCATGCTCCCGCGAGTTGTCAATGGATAATCCAACTGTTAGGGGATTCCGAATGGTTCACTTCGGCGGAGCCGTGCCAGCCGCCGAGGTCTGCGATTCAGGAACGACGGCTTGAAGCGTATCCTTCACCACTGGCTGACTGGGAAGGGACGCACCGGCAACGTGCGCCACAAGGCGAGCCAGACCACTAGACCCCTCCGCCGTCGAATTTTTCAGGGCGAAATTACGAATGTACTGGGCAATCGCCTTGACCGTGAGCGCCGCAACGAGCAGGGATGCCCCGTCGATTTTGATGCCAAAATCACTCAGCAGCTTGCCAAGGTCTTGAGCAGTCGAATCCGGCACGGGGACGGCATTGGTTTGTGCCGCGCATGAAAGCGCGGTCATGGCGATAAGGGCGATGGTTATTTTTTTCATAAATCAGTCGAATCAATGCGGTCAATGTCCTCCGGCGTGAGTTTCCTTTTATGCTTTCGGTGCGGGTTCTGCTCGTCTCTCAAAAACTTGTCCCACGCCTTTAGCTTCAAATGACGCAACCGGATTTTGTAGCAGACCAGAATGAGGGCACCTACGCCCAGCAAGAGCGCAACCAGTCCATTGATGGCGTCCACCAGATGAGCGGCATAGCCCGACAGTCCAACCCCAGCCGCCAGCAGTCCCCAATTTTCTTTTAGGTGTTGCATCATAAATCCCTCACGCCCGGTTTGGGTTGTGTTCATTGGGCATTAAAAGTCAATGTAAACAGGTTGGTTCCGCCTTGCGGATTGTTTACCGATGTAATCGTAAGTGTGTGTTGTATTCCGGGCGCACCAAAGAAAGCATTAAGAGTCGGCCCCGGAAACGTCTGCTGCCCCGCCGCATTCGTGATGGCCGCGAATTGGTTTCCCCAGTAGACGGCAGCCGCTCCGGTCAATGTAACGGGCACAAAAACGACGTTGGTCACCGTTACGGTGTTAGTCGTCACCTGTTGACCATAGACTGATAACGTCAATAATGATAAGAGGATGATGAATGGCTTCATGTTTTTATTGCTTGTCTACAAGAGTTTGGTTGATTTGCGCCACCCCGGTGGCATTCGTCAATGCCCACAGCGAGTTAGGGGATACAACTTGGGTCGTCACCCAATTGGTAATTATCAATGCTCCAACACCATACGTTGCACCCCACTGTGAAAACTGAGGCTTTGTTATTCCGGCCGTTGTCCAATCAGCGTTACTTACGATTATATTAATTGCCGTGGACAAGGTTGCGTTTTGTGTAACTGTGCCCGGCACCGTCACAGAGAACCTTGCATTTGGCCCAATGTTCCACGCTCCCGGCATCGGGTCGTTGGTGGTGCAATAAACGTTGGCTGTATTCGTCGGTGCCGTCATTGGATAGATGGTGACTGATGTGCCGACAATGGAGGTTGTCTTTGCAGCCGCGCCAAACGTTGAAACCGATGGGCTAAGGACAACGCCATTTGCCCCGCCGTCTTGTAAATCAAGGGTACCGTCCGGTGCATTAAGGACACCAAACCCACCATGTAATAGCACGGTAGTGTTTGCAGTGGACGCCCCGAGCGATTGCGTTTGGGCAGTGTTCGTGCTCGCTCCGATGGTTGGATACAGCCCGAAGATCGTCACCCCGTTAGTCTGGTGTAACTCGTTTCCATTAGTGCTGGTCACAACCCCCACTGGTCCACTTGCGCTGGTAATCAGATTACTAAACTGGGTTGCGCTGGCTGGTGTCAGATTGGTAAACGCACCACCGCCCGTGGCGTAATTCGTGCTGCCGGTGAATACGCCAGGATTGCCACCGGTACTATTCGTCAGAACCGGCACACCGTTGACTGTGGGCAACGCCCCGACGGTTGCCAGCGTGTTCGTAATCGTGCCGGTTAGTTGCGCGGCATTCAGGCTGGTCAAGCCCGCGCCGCTGCCGAAATATTGGCCAGCGAGCAGGGCCAGACCGTTCGTGCCCAGCGTTAGATTGATATTGGTGGGGTTGGAAGCCGTGCCGATTCCCCAGGCGAAACTCGCGTTTGTCCCCTGTCCGGTGGGGATGACCTGGTCATTCCAGACCGACGGGTCCGCCGTGCCCCAAACCAGGCCAACGCCATTGGACTGCCCGCCGGTGATTTGGTTCGTGTAAAACGGGCTGTTGTAGTACGCCCCGAAATAATTGCTCACTGGCTGGTCAGTGGTGACTCCTGGCCGGTTGATATACCAGCCCGTTTCCGCCGCGCCGTTGGTGCTGCCATTGAAAATTTGCGGGGCGACATACGTGTTCGTGTTGCCCGAAATGGTCATGGCAATCAGCGCATTGTTGCTGACAGTGATGCCGGAAGGATTGTAACCAATGGCCGTGGCGGTGACGTTGGTCAGGCCGGAGCCGTTGCCGGTGATGACTCCATTGGTTGAAATGCTCGCCACCACCACCCCGTTGGAAATCAGTTCCAAAGTCATGTTGGTCCAGAGCAGGTTCTGCGAGGCCTTCCAATTCTGCCCGTCCCAATGCAGGAGGCTGCCACTTGTGGGAGTGTTGGTGGATAGTTGGGCTTCGTAGTTGGTGGCACTGAAGCCGCTCAGGGCCGCGCCGGGCACGATCCCCGTAAGCTGGCCAGCCGGTATGCTGGTAAGGCCCGATCCTGAGCCGGTAAAGGTCAGTCCGACGATATTTCCAGAAACATCAATCGACGCGCCGCCACCAAAACCAGAAAGCGAGGAAAGAGTTGCGCTGCCAGCATTCAAAATGCTCCAATTTCCGCCAACGCTGGATTCTCTAACATTTCCATTGGCGTCGATTCCAAACGTAATTCCGGTGTTGGTAACACCAAGTCCCTGCTGGAAATTTACGCCGCCCGCCGGGCCGACTTGGGGCAATATGCTGCCGGAATTGGTTGTCCATCCGTTGCGCTGATAGCTGGTTTGAGAAAACCCCCGCAACCCAAGGAGGATTACGAGGGTGAAGATGAGCTTTTTCATGGTTAGAATATTTGCGTCCAAGTCGTTCCGTTATTTTGGGACACCCAGCCAGTGCCCGCCGCTGTGTTGACGTAAAAAGCCCCCGTGGTTGTGCCGTTGGTTGGGTTGACGGTGCCGTTTGAAAATCCGCCCGAGCCGCCACCCCCGCCGCTCACGTTTTGCCCGATGATTTGCAGGAGTGCCAGCTTCAAGGCGTGCTGTTCGCTGGCGAAGCCGGTGTAACCGGCCACGTTAGCAGCGGACAAAAGAGATTGGTAGTCAGTGGCCACAGAGGGAGCAACAGTGAAGGCGATGTATCGCAACAACGCCAGTTCCAGAACATCCGCCTCCGATGCGAAACCGGAGTAGCCCGCCGCGTTGGCGGACGCAAACAAAGATTGAAAATCGGTTGCCATGGTTCATTTGGCCATCGCGTCAAGCCCGCTCATGGCGGATTGCATGTCCCCCGAATCTTCGGGCGCATTGCTGTTTTCGTCCTTCGATTCGTCTTTTTTGCAGTATTCAACCTCAATTTCGTCGCCGTGAATGGCCACGATTTTGACGCAACACTCCGCGCCCGGCTCCAAGTCGCCAGCCTTGCCAAAAAAGGATTTCGGAAGCAAGGATGTTTCCGCGCCATCGTCTTGCGGCTTGTCAGCCATCGGCTTGTCGGCAGACGTTTCACCGCCTTCGTTTGGGTCCATGTAATCAGGCATAATGAGGCAAGGTCAAAAAGGTTGAAAGGGGTGGCCAGTTTTACCCGGCCACCCCACTAACTCAGGTGGTCGCGCCCCACGGGATCTCCACGTCGTAGCAGGTGCCCGTAAGCGTGATTTGCGTCCCGTTGGCGGCAGCAGCCCAAGTGCCCAGCACGGCGACCTGAGCGTTCAACGCCGCAACCAGGAGCGGGATGGTGTTGACGATGCCCTGCACGGGGTCGTTGTTGACGTAACCAATCTGCTCATGATCGGTCGGGTCGTCGTTGCAGGTGATCGAGTTGGCCGGGATGTAATACCCGCCGTTGAACGGAGAATATCCATTCGTGACCGCCACGGGGGTAAACGTGAGTGTGTTCGTAACCGGACCCGCGCAAGTCGGGGGCAGGGAACTGTAATTCTGCACGGGATACGGATAGTTGGAATCCGGCACGCCGGCCGTGATTTCCGCCACAATCGCCGCCGTGGCCTTGTGCATGATGAGTTCGGAAAACTCGACGTATTTCGGCATGTAGGCCATTTTGAAATCCGCGATGAACTGGCCTTTGTTCCGGCGTTTGTTCTCAATGACGTTGCCATTGGAATCCGCGCCGAGGTTGTCCATTACGAACTGCCATTTGCCGCCGAAATTGCGGGAGCTATACGGCATTTCCGGGTTGACCGGGGTGGCGTCCGCCATCAAGCACGCACCCGCCGCACGGTGCCAAATGACCGTCCAGCGGTACTGAGCCGCCGGGTAGGCCGGGTTCACGTCGTCTTTGGTTCCCGCCGCGCTGCCAGCGCCGGAAGACGTTTCATTGATGTACGGCAACACGAGGTTGTAGCGGTAGGAGGTCGTGCCCCAAGGGAACGATCCGCCCACGGTGCCGACGTAATTGAACCGGAGTGAGAACGGGTCAACGCGCACGGCGTAATTGCCGAGCTTGCCGGTGAAGTTGTACTTCCAGTATTTGGAAGTGGCATCCCAGCTTTCAAAACGCCAGTTGCCGGAAACTGAGGGGTTGTCGCCGGGACCGACGCCAACCTGACCGCCGAGGTGTTCCAAATCCCACAGGGTTTCAAGGTCAGTCACCAACTCGATGAGCGGGGGCATGTCCTTGAACGGCTGTTTGCCGAAATAGCCGATTTGCATGAGGGGTTGAACCCGGCGTTGCAACATCTGCGGGGTGAGCCGGTAAATGGCACTCGGATTGACGTTGGTATCAATGTAGGCTTCCGACAGGGTGCCGCCGTTTTCGACGGTTTGCAGCCATTGATATTGGAAGGTGCCCGCGCCAGTCGCACCGCTGGAAGTGGTGCCGGACGAGGAAAAGCCGAAGAACTGGTTGGCAACCCACTTGTTTTTGCAGTTTTGCGCCACGCGCTTCCGCAAAAAGTTGGAATTAATTGCCGAGGTCGCCGGTTTCAGAATGTCGGAAATGATTTGCCGAAATTGCTGCTTGGCATGGGTGACGTGCATCTCCTGATCGAAGCACAGAAGCGGGGTCGCCCAGTATTGCTGTTCGAGGAAGTACACCGTCCGGGTGCTGCCCCAAGTGATGTAGTTTTCCGTCTTGTCGCAAGGGGTGCCGAGACAGTTGCCAGCCTGAACGGGCGTCCAGACCTTGGTAACGTCAGGCCAGACGTGGTTGAAACGGTCGAGGGTGTGTTCGGTGCCGGAATAGGCTTCAAACGTCCCAGTTTCGACGTGGAGAATCCAGCCGTCCTCGGGCCGGATGTCCTCAAGGATGAGCTTGTCGAACACAGGTGTTTGATTCACCAACAGTTGGGTAAATTGCTTTGCGCTTAAAATTCCGCTTGCCATAGGTTGTTACACGATAAAGGGTTAAGTTGTGGACGTTGACCGTCCGTTTATCCTTTTGTGTGAAGCCAACCACAGGCAGGGTGCCTTTTCCCGCGTTTACGGGAGCTAAAGTTTGGTTGCTGGTGCCAGTAGCGCGAGGGCAAGGTTACGAACCTTTTAACCGGCGTGGATACCGGATTGCCAAACTTTCCGCAAATCAAAGAGCTATGGGAGAACTAACACGCCTTTTGCGCATTGTCAAATTTATCTTTTCACGCCAAGCAACTTGTCTACCTCCCGCTGGACTCCCGGCGGCAGTTTCTCAACTTTGACAGGCAGCTTCTCGCGCAAAAACGGCAATCCGCTTTCGAGGTATTGCGTCACTCCATGCGGATCGCGCTTAATGGGATTCCCGTTTGCGTCGCGGTCCTGATAATTTGCCGCCTCCTGAATGAGTTGCGGGATGAGCAAGCTTTTGACGTGCGTCCCAAGGGCGTAATCTTCGCTCGACGGTCCCGATAACTGGCTGACAAATTCCGTCGCGCTACCAACGGGGGACTGATTAAGCAACCCAATCGAACCAGCCACAAGGCCAGCCGTCAACCCGCGTTTCTCGCCGGTCTTTTTGATCTTTGACGCGGCGATTGCCCCAATGGTGTGCCCAAGTTGAGCAACCGAAATCATGGGATTATGCAAAAGTAATCCGGGGATGTTGTGGCCCATAATGCGGGCACCGGCAACCCCAGCCTGATCGGGCCGACGCTTTTCGCCGGGTTGGTAAAACCCGCCAAACGTGCCGTTTCCGCCGTTGTTGTATCCGTCAAAGAATCCCCACAGCAACATGCCGAAGCCGATTGATCCGTATTTGAAATGTCGGGCGATGGCATCTGCTTCCTCAGGCTTGAGATTTTCCAGTCCAGCCTTGACAGCCGCTCGATATTTGACGGTGCCCGTAATCAGTCCAAACGCATTTTCCAGCGTTTGCTTCATGTAATTGAATGGCACGGTCAGGATGGGGAATTCAATCCGGCCAACCGTGGCCAGTGCTTTTCCGGTCAAAGTCGGTTTTCCGGTTGCCTTCGACGGATCTTCCCACCGTTTGAACATCTGCCGGATGCCGTTGGCAACCTTGTTCTGCTCCAAAAGCAAAGCCCTGTCCGAATCCAAATAGGCATCTTTGGCCAAAGCCAGTTGGGTAAACGGGTCGGTAATGTCCGCGCCATTCTTGGCCGCAAAGTTCATCCGTTTGGCAAGGGAGTTTTCAAACGCCACCCGGCGCAACGGGGATTTGATAACCTCGTGGATTTGCTGCGGGATGTTATGCCATTGCCAGCCTTCCTCAAGTCGGTTGGAGTACGCGGTTTTCAGGTCGGACTTGCCCGTTCGCAAAACGCTCCATGCGTCTTGGATGCCTTTAGTAAAGCCTTTGGCTACCGCACGGGACAGAATCGGCAAACTGTTTTCGCCTTCGCTGGGTGCCTTTTCGGCCACGTTACGCAAGCCGGGGAGGCGGTTGATATTTCCAGTCAACTCCCCGCCAATCATCGTTGCAATTCTGGTCGGGGTGTACGCCGCCAGCTTGCCCAGCACGTTGACACCGGACAGCACGGAGAACCGCCGCACATTTGAAACCCAGTCAAACGCCCGTTCGGTTTTGGGCAGGTTGGCCCGTTTCCAGTCGCGCAGCCGGGCTTTGAATTTCTTGGAAATGGCTTCTTTTTCAGCGAGCAACTTTTGAGCTTCGGCATCCATTGTGATTGGACGTTTTGGCTTGGTCGCATAATCCTTTTCATCCAATCGCCGTTGGTATTCCTCAATGGAATCTTGCGCTCGCTTCTTCCATGCGGCCAGCCGCTCAGCATCGGACATGCCCGCCCGTCCGAAAATAGCGTCGAATTGCTCTTTCAGGGCGTCGCGCTTAGCCTTCAACGCTTCGATTGCTGGATTGGTTGGGCGTGTGGATGGCGTTTTAACGTCTCTGGTTTTGGACGATATTTGACGCTCCAAATCATCAATCCGTTTTTTTAAGGCTTTTTCTTCGGCGCGTAATCCCGCCGCCAACGCATTAGCGTCCCTCACTTCGGGGACAACGGATGGCTGGGAGCTTTCGCGCAAAGCCGCCCGGCGGTCTTTTAATTCCTGCAACCGCTGGCGTCGAATCTCGATTTCAGGGTCAAGCGGACCCATTTCCCCACTCGGCTTGCCCGGTGGAAATATTTCTCCCGTTTTTAATTGTTCCTCGACTTTTTTAATCTGACTGTCAAGTAAAGCGGTTGCGCGTTTGACCTTTTCCGCGTGAGATAATTCCGAGTTGAAAAACACCTCGTCATGCTGCTTTTTAAGCTCATCCCGTTTGGCCTTCAAGTCAGTCAACTCTTGATCTGGCACAAGCTGGCGGCGTTCTTTGACAATCCGCTCGCGCGTCTCTATTTCTTTCGTCAGGTCTTTTATCTGATTTTCGACAACGGTTTTGGCCGTCTGCAAAGCGGAACGCAACTCCGATTCAGGGTCGCGTGACGTGTAGCCACCTTCCTTTTTCTTTTCAGCAACCTGCTTTTGCAACCGGCGTTCTTCGTCGCTGGGTGTCCGGCGTTCAAACCCAGTCTTGAGCGGTGCCTTTCCTGCCGCCATGTCCTCAAGTTTTCCAACCTGCTGCATCTGGCCTTTTAAGTCACGCAACACGACTGAAATTACATCCTTCGACACTTGGCGAAAATCCCCGTAACCGCTGATGGCATCCATAGCCTCGCGGCGGGTAATCTCAGGGTCAAATTCCTGCAATGCCTGATGCACGGCATCAATCAAAGCGTCACGGCCACGGATACCCTGCTCGACAAAGGTTTTGGCGAGTTGTGCCACGTCGTTGGTAATGTCCCCACGCTTCCCGGTTTTGAATTTCTCGGCAATCTTCGCTTTGATGGTTGTTTGCTTCGTGGGCACGTCCATTTTTGCAACGACGCGCTTGACCTTGGCTTTGATGGGCGGTGGTGCAGTCTCCGCCAAGTCGTCAACTTGCTTCTGGCTGGCTTCGTAAATGGTTTGCAGATGAGGCTTCACCGCGTCCCCGAGGTCTTCCACCATGCGGGCGGACCACTTAGCGAAATCCAGCCCGATGTGGGCAATGTGCGATGCCCCGATAATGGCGGCATCGGATAGCATGGTCGGGTCAATGAATGCGCTGGTGCGCCTCCACCGCTCCATCGAGCGTTTGCGAGCCGCGTCCGCCGCCGTGTCCAACTTGGCGACAAATTTCTCCGCCGTTTTGATGATAATGTCAGGAATGGTCGGCTTGGTTGACCGCTCAATATCAGCCAGCACTTTCGCCGCTTCCAATTCGGAAATGCGTTTGTCCTTTTCGGTGATGTGCTGCTGCAAGGCATCCGAAATGCGCTTGTACTTGGCGGCGTCTTCCAAAAGTTGCTGCCGTTCCGAGTTGGTCAAATCGCTACCCTTGGCGGCACGCGCCAAACGCTCCTGAGCCGCAAACGAGTAATCCTCTTGTGCCACGGCCTGCCGCCAGCGGCCCTCGCGCCCCCACTCGCTGCCCCGCTCTTTGATGGCGTCGAGCAACTTATTGAACTCATCCGAGAACCGGGCAACTTCAACTTGCGCCTGCGCTTTTCCTTCCGGCGTTTTCTCCGTCCACGTCCGTTCCGCCGCGTTATTCAGAGCATTGCCCAAATCCACCTTGTACTTGAGCAGCAAGGCGGATTCGTCGCCGGTCAATGACCGCCTGGGATTGGCCATGATGGCATCCGCAATCCGCTTGGCTTCCAATGGATTCGAGTTGACGGCCTTCTGCCAAGCCGCGCCCATTTCCTGCCGGTCGGTCGGGGTCGCCTCGGGCAATCCCATGGCGACGCGCTCCAAGTCTGCCGTCGCATTTTTGAGTGATGTGCCGCTTTCGAGCGATTCAGGAAGCTCGCCCCGCGTGCCTTCGCTCGCCGTTTTAGCTCCCGGACCTTGGGGGATGGGAGATGGATCTGTCTGTGTTTTTGGCTCAATCCCAAGTGCGAGTTTTGCTTTTGCCGATTGCTGTTCTAAATCCTCTGCGGAGCGGTCAAAAAACTCCATTCGTTCTTTGGCGGACGCGAGGTGTTTTTGCTCTTCCGCCAAATCCGATTTATGGTGTGGTGTTTGCTTTTTGAGGCGATTCAGCTTGTCAATTCTGGACTGCGAATCATTCATTGCGTCACGCCGCTCTTGGGCTGTCTCCCTTGCTCGCTGCGCCTGCGCCTCTAGCCGTGCCGCGTCGGTGTGCTTGTATAATTCTTCGGCAAACGCTTCGGCCTGTGCTTTTTCTTCGGGGGTTTCCAGTGATGCAATTTGTCGTTTAGTCGCCATGTAGGCTTTGGATGCACCGCCAAATGCTTCAATGGCTTTTTCGGGTGTTACTTCCCGTTGTCCAGATGGAACATGGACTTTGCCAACCGTTTTAGAACTGGCATCAAGAGCTTTAACTTTCTGCCAAAGCGATGTCAAAGTGTCCCCATCTCGAAAGCTTTTGGTGGTGCCGTCTCCGGGAATGTCCATTGTGACCCTTCCCTCACCAGACGACGCCAGAGCCTTGATAAACCATTTAGCCTCTTCTTCCGTGTCAAAACTTGCCCGCTTGGTATCGCTATTGCCTCCCGGTCGTTTGGCAGTTGCCTTGAATTTGTTTCCAACTTTCTCAATGGTTCCAAAGGACACGCTTCCAAGGCTGCGGGCAGTCCATTCGCCGGGGTGATCTGCAAGTGGTTCAATAGTCGTTTGAGATTCCTCAATGCCCTTATTGATCTCATCCTCGACCCTTTGAATATAGGCCGCTTTAACTTCCTTGGCCGGTCGCATACCCTCGTTATGAACCACGTCGGAAACGTGTTCGGCTACTTTGGCGGTGGCTGAGGCAGGAGTGTCTATGGACTTGGCTCTTGGTGCCTTCCCTTGATTTTTAGAGGGTTCTCCCGTAGCTTTCGGTTGGCCGGGCTGCTTTTCTACTGCTATGTCTGGCAACTTCGCTCCTACGGGAGACTCCAAAGATGGGGTGGCTTTCTCAATCGCTGGTTGAGGGGGCTTGACGCTTTCAGGCGGTTTAACCTTAGTCCAAGGACTATTCGGACCAACACGCTCAATCTCACCAGTTTTTTGAAGTGTATCAATCGCCGCTTGCGCACGGGCATAAGGCAACTTCGCTTTTCGCTGTAACTGGGACAGTCCAATCGTACCGTATTGATCGAGAATTGAACGCGCTGCTACTAAGTCCGGTTCCGCCCCCCCGGCTGGTGCCGTGGCCGGAGGGGACGGTGGAATTTGAGGTTTCTCAGCAGGTGTTACGGGTGGCTCCGAAGGTTGATTTTTGTCAGAAATACTAGGTATTTTTTCTGACAGGGGAGGGGTGGCAGTTGTTAAATTTTGCTTAACAACTGGCCCAGTTACTTGCTCTTTGGACGGAGCAAGGTCGTCAGGGTCGGTCCCTGCGTCCACAGCGGGCATCACGGGAGGCTTTGCGCCTTGGGGGGTTGCCATCACCCTGCCAGTGGCCAACGGGCCTTGTACGGGCGAAATAGGGGGCTTGGCGGCGGTCGGGACGGGCTTTCCTGTTAATTGGGTGAACTCATGTTCTCCCAGCTTGCCCGCCATGAATGCACTCAGGGCGACATTTACAATGGTATCGTTTACCGCCTGAATATCCTCGTCCGTTGCATGAGCAGGGTCGTCCGCAATCTTATTGACTTGCGCCATCAGGCTTTTACCGCCTTCGACTGCCCCGCCAACCATGTCGTACAGAAACTTTGCCCGCTGGACCAACCCAACGCCGGGAGTAATCGCCGCTGCTGATTGGGCAATGCCCATGGGGGATGTGAGAAACTGGCCCAAACCCGCCGCGCCACGTTCTGCCGCCCGCACCGGAGCCATCAATCCTTTGCCGCTGGGCACCTTGTTCGGGTCAATTCCAAGCGGGGAAATGTTCAATTCCTCGGATGTCGCATCCCAATTTCCGCCTGCCTGCGGTGGTCCGCCTGCGGTGGTGGATGGCCTGACCGGCATCGGTCGCAACAATGCTTCCGACGTTATGGGCGAGACTTTAGGGGTGGGCGCAGCAGCCCAATCCGGCACTGTTTCGGTTTCTTGCGCCCAATCTGGAATGGTATCGGCCATGGCTCACATTGATTGCAGAATGGCGTCTGATGCACCAGCTCCAAATTTCGCATCAAACTTCGCTTTAAGCTCTGGATGCGCCACAAGGTAAGAAATGTCGGAACTACTCGGTTTTTGAGATTCTGCCGCCGGTTTTCGCATAAACTGCAACTGCCCAGGTTGTCCAGGGTGGGGAAACATATCAGGAACTCCAACGCCATCCGGGTGCTCCAAGGGGGACACATTCGGCGGCGGGGGCGCTAATTTATTATTATTTGGGTTTGAATTATTTGCCCCTGCAAGGATGGTTTTTATTTCATCGACTGTTAACGGTTTGGGTTGCGAAGGAAGGGAATGAGCTTGGATGCCCGCCTTGGGTGGATTGGTTGCGGTGATCGCCCCGCCTTGGGTTGGCGTGCCCGGTGGCGGCGGTGGATTTCCAGCCAGGGGCAACGCGGCATCGGTGGACACCAGCGCTTGCGCGGCTTGCTGGTTCAGTGAAACCGCTTCATCCGCAAGTTTTTGGGCGTCGTCGTTCAATTTCTGTTTTTTGGCGGCATCTTGCTCGCCCAAGGCTTGCCCCCGCAACTGACCGGCCAGCGTGAGTTTTGCGCCAGCTTGAATTTTGTAAGATTCGGCTTGGTTCTTGCGCTGCAAATTTTGCTCAATCGCCGCCTTGGCATCCGCCTTGGCGTCCGCTTGCGCTTTTAGCTTCGCTTGCGCATCACTCCGAATATCGCCCTCTTTGGTAGCCGATTGTTGGAATTTAGACGCCGCTTCTGCCGCCTGCTGTGCCAGCTGGTCTTTTTGAAAGCCAAGCTGGCTTTGACGGTAGGCGCTCAAAACATTGTCCTGCTGCATTTTAATCAGGAAGTCATTCTGATTCTTTTGTTGGGTCACTTGCGCATTAACCGCCGCCGCTTTTTGGATTTGCTGCAATCGCTGGTTTTCTTGAGCAATCGCGGCGGCTTGCGAAATGGCCCGTTGCTGCTCTTGCTGCTGGAATTGGTCAACGCCAATGTCGGTGGCGCGTTGCGACTCGCCCGCCCGATCGCCGGATTCGGTGGCGGCAAGGAATGAATTAGGAGAAACGTCCAACCACGGCGGAATTTGTGCGGCCATATCAGTATCCCCCTCCAAAATCGTAAACCGCGTAGGGGTCCGTGCTTGTGTCGAACTGGCCAGCCCCCGGCGCGGTGAAATTGTTCAAGGTGTTGTAATTGCTGGCGTCGTAGCCGTATTGCGGGGCGACGGTTGTTGACGCGGGCGGAGTCACGCCGGGAGCAAAGCCCGCCCCTCCCGTTGTTCCTGTGTTCATGTTCCCGCCGAAGCTATAAGTATAATACGGGTCCGACCCGCCTCCGGTATTGCTTGCCACGTTGGAAGCGTAGTCACTGTTGGCCAAGGTGTTCGGATTGGTAAACCCGGCATAGCTGGGATTGGTCGAGTACCCGGCTCCGTAACCGCCGCGAGCTTGAACAAGCTGCTGCTGATAGTTTTTTTGCAACTGGTCCGCCGCCGCCGTTGGATTGGGGGCCGCCGCCAGTGTGGCGTTGGATTGGGCAACATCAGTTGCCAAGGCTGGGTTGGTTGTCGTTGAGCCAACGCCGGTCAGGAATGACAGATAATCCGCCGTGCCCTTTTGGGTCAACGCTTCCGAGTTTAGCCCCAATGACTCCAAAAGGTTATTTGTCGCCAGTCCGCTGCCGGGCGCACCGGATGCGACTCCCTGAGTTGCCGCCGCCTCTTCAAGTTGCGATTGGACCGATCCAGGAACCTGACCCGCAATCTCGCTTTGGATATTGGACGCCACACCAGATGTCAGCGGATTCAGTCCGCCGGGCACAAGGTCGTTTACCTGCGTGTAGGTATTTGGGGCAACGGTTGTGGCCCCCGGCACGGCCCCGTAGGCTCCGCTGCCGGTCTGCGGGGCGGTCGGCAACGCGCCATACGATGTTAGCGACGGGAAAAGCGGGTTGGACAGGCTGGGTTGGGTGGCCATAATTCAAATCATTGTTCCGATGTTTTGGCGTTCGGGCCGCGCATTTCCAAACGGGCGGAAAGAGACGTTGAATTGCTCAATCGGATATTTGTTGCGAAGACCGTAATTTAGCTCACGAATCGCGGAAAGCTCGTATTTCTGGCCTTCGTCAATCTCCCCTGCCTCTTTCAGCTTAATCGCGGAAACCATGTCAGTCAGTGCGTCCGCGTCTTCTATCAAAACCAAGTCTTGCGGGTTGGACACGGGGACGAATTGCAATTTAACCAGCGCCTCCACGCGGTAAGGCGCGGACGGGCAATGTTTGCGCCCCTGCAAGTGGGAAACGACGTAATCAGGATTGGTGTCCGTTGGCCGGTAATAGGCCAAATCCCGCAAAACCGAATTGGCGGTGTCGATGGCAAATCCGCGCACCACCCCGTTTGTGACCGGCTTGACGACGCGGGTAACGATTTGGAAACAAACTGGCGTGTCAGTGAACGGGTAGGCCAAAGTCACCACCAAACCGTCCTGCCAAGTGCCGTCTTGGCGAAGGGTGTTGATAATTTGCCCGTTGGCATCCTTCCCCAAAATGGTGATGGTTTTTCCGGCGTCCGTCGGGTTGTCGATGTAAATCCGCAGCGGCATCGGATAAAGCGGGTCCAACTGGTTGAAAACCGGACTGGTGGCGTTAAAATCCGCTCGTAATTCCCCGTGCTGATACACCCGTCCAGCCTGTTCGTAAGCCCACGCCCATTCCCGGTGACGATGTTCGTCGTAAGGCATGAACTTGTACCAATGGTTGTACAAATCCACATGCCGCCCACAAACATTCATGGCCAGAATGGAGCCGACGTAATTTGGCCATGTCACCGTATTTCCGTAAGCCGCGCAAACAATCGGTTGCACGGTGCCGTAAAAATTCCCCCGCTTGAGCAACATGCGGGTCGCCTTGTTCACGAGCGAGATAAACTCCGTGCTGTTGCCGCAAGAAGACGCCACCTGCAACAACCTTTCGTTGTTGCTCTGCAAATCCGCCAATGTGGTAAGTGACATATTATGATACGGCGATAATGTTTAAAGAAGCGTCCAAAACAGTGGTTGTCGGCACAGGGGACGGATTGTAATTTGACGGAAAAGTTACAACCGATGTTGGCGTGCTGCCGGGAATATTCACGCTTAACTGGGTGCCGTCCGCAAAACTCAAAAACGCGGCATTGCCAAGGCTGGTCCCGGTTACGGTGATAATCCAAGGCCCGGAGCCGGAAACCACGCCCAAAGAAGCCGTGGGTGGTGCCACGTCCAAAATATTCGTAACCGCATTGGATTGCGAGGCTATCAGGCTGTTTATCAGATTTGCAATAGTCTGGCAGTTTGCGTTCAAAAACGTAAATGCGAATCCGTAAGCCGCGCCATTCCCGGTAATATTGAACGCAACCGAATTGCTGCTGATGCCGCTTATCGCCTGGTTGACAGCCCACACGTTTGAGATTTGAGAAAGCAAAAAACTTTGCTGGTTCCCATTCGCATCTGGCGGAAATATGATTGTTCCGGTCATGGCTTTAATTCAATTTGCAGCACCGCGTTACTGTAC